TTATTAATCATAATTCTTTACGTTTTAAGACCCCTAAAAAGTACTATACTATCCGCAATGGATATCTTTACGTTTTAGATCCAGATGTAGAGTGTGTGAATATGTACGCTTACTTTACTGAGTCTATTGAAGATCTTGATGGCTCACAGTGTATGAGTATGTATGATAAACAATTTAAGTTTCCTGGCTACTTGCTAGATACTTTGATTGAAATGTGTAATCAGTCTTTAGTCAACTATCATAAGTTGCCTTACGAGACTGAGGACAACAACAGGGATGAACCCAACTAATTATGTCGAAAGACTTTATAAAACCAAACCCAAGAAAACAAGTTAGGAAAAAAGAGAAAGATACAACTTCGGATACGAACTATCTTTCCCTTAGAGCCTATCATCTGTTCTTAAAAGAAACTAAACGCAAAGACATTAGCTATAAGCAGTTTTGTGGCATTCCTAAAAAGATTCACATTAAACTTATAGAGAGGTTACTACGTGGAAGATACTCATTACGGTTTCCAAACTTCGGATCAATTAAAATTGTAAAGACTGAAAATGCAATTAAAGAAGGTAAACATACAATTATTAACTGGAAGCTCTACAATGAAACTGGCATCAAGGTGCCTTATAGAAATTCACATACCGATGGTGCAGTCTATAAATTTCATTTGTATCCATATTCTAAACGAATAGTTGAGTTTGGTTTCTACGATTTAAGGATGTCTAATAGACATAAGACAGCCTTAGCTCAAGCAATCAAAGACAACAAACTAAATATAAGGTAAACTAAAATAAAATGAAATACGATAACACTAACTTTATTTCCTCTGAGCCTTTAGTTGCTGAAGTAAAGCAAGAGCTCAAGTCGTACTTTGAAGCTGGTGCTATCAGTGAGGTTCTTATTCCTACTTTCATTGACCAGGCTTTACGCAAACTTCGTGTAATGGTATTGAAGCCTGAAGAAGCTGTACTTACTTTCTCTAATTATAAATCTGAATTACCCTGTGACTTTTCTTTGTTAGACTATGCTTTGATTTACGAAGCAGATGTACAATGGACTTCAGGTGTTAATTCTATGCAGGGATACTGGTGGCAGAATCTAGAATGTACTGGAGGCTGTGATGCAGGAGACTGTGTCAAGCAAGAAAACTATTACGAGACTATCAGTGTACCTACACCTGGTTTTAAGATTACTATGCAACACCCTAAGATGCTTAGAGTGTATCATGGTTCTAAGACTATGTGTATTGAGGGTTGTGAAAACCTCAATGTGTCGTCAGCTGATGTATTACAAATTTATCCGAATAAAACAGTTAGTGCAACGTTTGAAACAGGTTGTGTTTTCCTTAGATATTACTCACGTCCAATGGACGATGATAACATACCTATGGTGCCAGAAATTCTTGAGGTTGAAGAGTATGTCAAGTCTTATCTTAAGTTTAAATTTTTTGAGCAGCTTTGGCATTCAGTAGTAGACGAAAGTCAACGTCAAGTAGATTCTAAGTTTCAGTACTACAGACAAGATCAATTAAATAAGTTACAGGCTGCTAATGGTTACTTGTTAACCTACACCAAACAGCAGATGGCTGATAACGTAGCCCGTACTAAAAATCGCTTTACTAAGTTCCATATCTCTTAAGTTTAATGGATAACAAGATCAATCAGAATGTAGCAGGTTTAAACCTTGATTCGGTTAATTACCAGATCAAGGAGAACATGATTACGTTTGCTCTAAACGCAAACATTCAGTCTCATGATGGTAACTCTACCACATACACTAATGAACCTTCTAACCAAATCTGTTATGATTTTACAACTAGTTATCCTGGCTATAGAATAGTAGGCACACTTAATATTACAGAACAATCTAAGTTAATTGTATTCCTAGCTCATCCTGATGGACGTTCCTTAATAGGTGAGATAACTAACTTAAGTAAAGATTGTACTAGTCTTATAGAAACAGAAAAAGATTGTGGATGTATTTCTGGAACTGTTGTTACAAACGTAGTTACAGAAGATAGTTCTTGTTGTTTGTTTACTCCTTTAGTAGTTGACAACTGTTGTGACTGTACAGACTGCTATAGATATGATGTACAGGCTACAGACAACCAACCTTTTACGGTTGTATTTGTAGACTGTAACGGAGTAGAGACAAGTGAGACGTTTCCTTCAGGAATAGGAACTTTTAAAGCAAAACGAAATAGGTTTATTTTACCTGTTAATGTAGAGATTCTATATTCAGTTTTAGACTCTCAAGGAACATGTATTCCTAAGAGTGCTCCTTGTTGTTTGGGTTTGTCTCCAGACTTTCCTGTCTACTCAGAATACAGAATAGATAACTGTGAGACTAAGGTTTACTTTATTGCTCGTAATATACAACCTCGTTATTTCTCATTAGAAGAGCCTTATGGCAGAGATCAATGTGGAGATGCCATTGACTGTATTACAGACTCTTGTGAACGCTTAAAACTATTTCCAGACTTCTGCCAACCTGATATCTATCCTACTGCGGTAGACTCAGGAGGAACTTTAAAAGGTGGAGTATATTCTTTCTCTCTTGCTTACGCAGATGAGAATGGTAAAGAACTTACAGACTACGTAGATTTCTCTAATCCGATTCCAATCTTTGAGAGAGCTATCACTGAGCAGACTGAATACGAAACCTCTAAATCTATTAGAGTTTCTATAGATCACAGTACAGCAATCTTTGATTACTTTAACTTAGTCGTAGCTGAGAACATTAACGAAGTAACTACATACCAGTTGGTAGGTACTTACAGAGTTAACCAATCTACCTACAGAGATTCTTTGGTTTATACAGGAGATTATTCTTCTACTTTCTCTTCTATTGTTCCTTTGATTCGTAGTCCTCACTACGAGACTGCTGAGATTATTGAAAAGCAGAATGACATTCTGATGTTAGCTGACTTGGTAGAGACTCCTAAATACAACTTTCAACTATTAGCAAACCAGATTAAACTTCGTTGGGAAACAGTTAAGATGCCTGTAGATAATAAGTTTGACTTCTCTAATCCAGAGATTGCTTATTTCTTCCGCACTTATCAAAGAGATGAAGTTTATCCTTTTGGTATTAAGTTTAAACTAAAGAATGGAAAGTATACAGATGTATTCCACATTCCTGGTAGAGAAGTATTTGTAAACTCTAACGAAGAAGAATTACTTTACTCTTCTAGTAATCCTGATGCTTTTGGTACATCTAATGATTGCATTGTAACTACAGCACAACCTAGATGGAAAGTTTACAACACAGCTACTACAGGACTTACTCCTCCAAACAATACTCCTTCTTTGCAGGAAGTTCAATACTCTTGTAAAATTACTGTTGAAACATCTGGAGAGTTTGCTTACTGGGAGTCTACTGAAACTTACCCTTGTTATGAGGATGTTTGGGGAACCTTAGCAGGTAAAGCTATACGTCACCACAAGTTTCCTGAGAATGCTAAGTCTCACATCCACGCAGATGGAGATGACTTTATTTATCCTATTGGAGTACGTATTTGGAATGAATCTTTATTTGAAGGAATACTAGACCAAGAAACTGTATACGATCCCTTAAACACTTATGGTAATCACCAGATCCCTGTTAAGGAACTTATCTGTGGTTACGAGTTAGTAAGAGGTAACCGTGTAAATAATAAATCAGTTGTTGCTAAGGGACTTATCTATGACATAGGAACTTTTATAAATGCTAAGACTGGGAAGTCTTACTACTATCCTAACTATCCCTATAACTCTTTAGAGGACGATCCATACATTAAATCTACTCCTGATTGGTATAATCAAGCAGATAGAGGCATTGATGTAGATCAAAATGGAATGAGGTTACATGAAGGATTCAATACAATTGGATCTCGCTATACATTTCACTCACCTGACACACACTTTCAGTATCCTAAAATCGGTACAGAACTTAAACTAGAAACTGTAGAATACGGTAAAGTACAAGGACACTTTGTTCCTGTACTAGATCACCCTAAACATAAGTTTTTAACTACATCTGATTATGCTACAGCTGCAACACTTGCTAATGCATTAGCTTTAGCGTTTGAAAGTGATACAGCCGTAAATACTACCGTTCCCCCTCCTCCTGGAGTAAGTACAACTGTTAGTAATAAATCTAAAACAGATGCACTTTCTATTATAACCAACAACCAAGCGTTTATAGACTTAATAGAAAAGTTAATTCCTTTAGCAAACTTTGCTTATCAGTTTAACTCTATTGGAGAATACAAAAGATTCTTACCAATTACTACAATAGGAAACAGAAGAAGATTTTTAGATATTGGACTTTATGCTAATGATAAGATTGTAGAACTGAATGATGACAAACCTATTCATAACAGATTAAGAGAGACTTCTGTTTATCTTAAGACAAACGGATCTTTCTCTACAGAATATTCAAGTATCATAGACAATAGTCGCTATACTATTGGACAAAAAAACTTAGCAAAGGATCCAGAGCAGATAGTAGAATCTGATACTAGAGCCTACTATGCTTCTATCAAAAGAGAATTTCCAAATCAATATGGACAGATAGAAAATATTAAATATGTTTCTACTGGGTACTCTTGTTCTGTATACACAGATATTTCAGGAACACTTAAAATTAAAACTAAGTACTATCCTGCATTTGGTGGAGACACTTACATTAATAAGTTTGCACTTAAGCGTAAGCACTCTTTCTTTACTCGTAACTTAGCTAACTTACCAGCTAAAGTAGATAATGTTCCTTTTGATTACTGGTTGTATCCTAACTTAGGCTATCCTACTTACTACATCGGAGAGTCTCCTGAAGATTTAAGTTCAGCAGCAACCGAAGCTTTAATAGCTGGGGTTGCAGCAGCTGCGGCTGCGGCATTAGCTGCAGGAGTTGTTACAGGAGCTTTAGTAGCAGGCGGTGTTTTAAATGCTGCTCTTACAGGAGTATTGGCTTCAATCTACAGTTTGTTTGTAAAGAAGAATAACTTAGATGCAGATCCTCAACCTTTCTTCTATCAGAAAGGATTCTTCTACACAGCTTCTTATGGTATTCCAGTATTCTATGTAGAGTCTGACATTAACGTAGACTTACGTCATGGAAGAAATGAATTAGAAGAAAACTTTTATCCTAACGTAGGAGATGGTATTCCTGATGACTGGTTGCATGAAGTAAACGTACCTATCAAGTTTGACAACTTTTATAGTTACAATGCAACTTATTCTGCACAGAACTTAAGTCCTAACTTTCCATATAGATTAAAGTATCCTAAGTTAGAATGCTTGTCTATTCATCATAACCGTGTGATCTATTCTGATCCTGCAAACTCTTCTAACTATCTTTCAGATGCTTGGAGAGTATTCCGTCCAGGTAATTTCTATGACTTCCCTAAGCAAGGAGGACGCTTAATAGATCTAAATGCAGGAGAGAACGAAAGAGTACATGCTAGATTTGAAAACACTACTAAGGTCTACAACTCTCGTATTACTTTAACTACTACTTCTCCTTATCAGTTAGAGATTGGAAGTGCAGAAATGTTCAAACAAAAACCTGTAGATTTAGCTAAGACTGATCTAGGTTACATAGGAACTCAACACAAAGCTTACGTTAAGTGTGAGTATGGAACATTCTGGGTAGATGCTAAACGTGGGCATATCTATCAGTTAACAGGTGAAGGCTTTAACGAGATTAAGACTGAAAATAACTTTAACTGGTTTAAGCAAAACCTACCCTTCCAGATTCTTAAAGACATTCCTAATGCAGACATTGACAATCCCCCTATTGGATTAGGTATTGTAATGGGATGGGATGAAAGATACGAGAGAGTATTTATTACTAAACTAGACTACAGAGTTAAGCCTGAGTATAGACCTGGTAACTCATCATTTATCAAATACATTACAGACACATCTGATAGTAATTATCGTAAGTATGTTTTGGATAGTGGAAGTATTGAGGTAGAGATTACTTTTGGTGATCCAGCATTCTTCGAGAATAAATCTTGGACAGTAGCTTACTCACCTAAGTTGAAGAACTTTATTTCTTTCTACTCTTTCCTTCCTAACTTCTTTGTTCCCCAACTAGGTCACTTCCAAACTATAATCAATACTTCTACAGGAGCGTCTACTTGGAATCATAACTTGTCGCTTTATAGTTATCAGACTTATTACAATATACTCTATCCTTATATAATCGAGTATAATGTAAACTCTTTCCCACAAGTATCTACAATCAACTCTATTACTTTGATGCAAGACATTCAAGAATACTATTCTGATTACGAGTATTATTCTTTGTCTACTGCTAACAAGAAGAACTTAGCAAACTTTACTAAGGCTATCATCTATAACAAAGAACAGTCTTCTGGTATCATTAAGTTGATACCTGAAGAGTTTGGTAACACAAGACAGAAGATTACCTATCCTAGAATGACAGCAACAGGCATAGAAGCTCTTATCTCTCGTAGAGAACACTTGTATACCTTTAATGGATTTTGGAACGTTGCAGCTCAAGGAAATGGTCAACCTCTATGGTCGACTCAGTGGAGTGACTTAGTTACTCAGTACCCTATAGACAAAGTGCCTAATACTAAGAGTGTAAGACCTGTATCTGTGTCTTATCAGAAGTCTAAGATTAAGTCTGACTTTGCTAAAGTAAGACTGATTCAAGATCAATACTCTAGATTTAAGTTTATTAACACCATTCAAATAACCCAAACCAACCCATAATATCATGAAAGAAAAAGAACTCTTCACAACAGTTAAACCCGAAATAGTACTGGGACAGTTATTCCAGTCTAGGGACATCATTCACTTAGCCCACTTACAGACAACTTCGTTTAGTGAGCATAAAGCTTTAGACGGTTACTACTCAGAAGTAATTGGTCTATTAGATGATTTAGTAGAAGCATACTTCGGAACTATTGGAAAACGCTTAAACTTTAAGATTCCTGGATCAGAGTATATGAATGCTAAAGCTCATCTTACTTACATGAAGGATTATGTAATGAAGCATCGTAACGTATTCGGAAACGAAAACACTCACTTACAAAACATCGTAGATGAGATCATTGCTTTGATTACTTCTACCTTATATCAATTGACACTAAACTAAATAACTATATGAACCGTTTAAAGAAATCTTACTCTACTTGCATGAGTTGCGGAGGTAAGAAAATGAAATCAGGAGGTAACTGGATCAAGAGTGCTATTAAAAAGCCAGGATCTTTTACTGCACAAGCTAAGAATGCTGGTATGTCTGTACCTGCATTCCGTAATAAAGTACTTAGCAATAAGAACGCTTACTCTGCTACTACTGTAAAGAGAGCGAACCTAGCTAAGACTCTTGCAGGAATGCGTAAAGGAGAAGATGGTATGATTACACGTAAAGGAACAAAGGATGTAATAAAGTATGCTTCACGTGTAGAGCCTAGAGGTATTACTACTGAGTCTTCTATGGGTATGCCTGTTGCTCCTACTCCAATTGAAAGTCCAGCAAACTGGTATAACGAAAGTACTTGGGATAAAGCACAAGCTGAAAATGCAGCTCGTCCTGTAGCTAATACTCCAGTATCTTCAGATAATCCTTCTCCGTTAGTTAAAGGAGGAACAGAAAAAGTTAGAGCATACCAAGAAATGCTTCGTAGTTATGGCTACGATATTAAAGCAGATGGTGCTTGGGGTCCTAAAACACAAGCCGCATACGAATCTTATATTAAAGCAAAGGCTTCAGGTACAGCTAAACCTGCAGCTGTGACTCCTGCTAAAACAACTAGTAAAGCTTCTTCTGAGACTTGGAACTATACTCCAGAACAGTGGGATAAATCTATGGCAGAAAACAAAGCAAGAGAAGCAGCACAGAGTATGAAGTCGTTTAACACAACTGTAAATACTGTTGTTGAGCCTGCATACGTTAATAAAGCAATTAGTAACTCAGGTAAGTATAAGGCATCTAAAGCAGCTAATGCTAAAAAGTACGTAATGAATAAACTTGACAAGTTTAATAAAAAGCCATAATGTTTGTCCCAGGAGTAAATGGTTCTGTAATTCCTAGTGTGTCCTCAGGCTCTAAGCTTAAGAGTGCATATAAGAATTCCAAAAAACGTAAGATGCCTAATGGGGGATGGGCTAACTGGACTCCTAATACAGGAAAGCCTTACTTAAGAACTAGTCCTGCAGGTAATGCTGGTTACTCTGATAATACTAAAGTAATTACTCAAAATACAAACGTTACTGCAGCTAATAGAAAAGCAGCAGAAGCTGCAGAGTACGCTAAACGTGTGGGTAGTATTAGTCAGGGTAAAGTTAAATCAAATTATGAGAAAGCGAAGGAAGCTACTTCTTTTGTAGCTCAAGCAGAGCAACGTAATGGTTCTGCATCCCCATTAGACTATGTATTAGATGTTGTAAATCCTGTCAATTATGTTACTAATGCTATTGATTTAGTCGGTAATACAGGATCTGCGGTTGTTAATGCTTCTCAAGGCAATTTTGCACAAGCAGGTAGTGATTTATTAGGTGCAGGATTAAATGCACTTGACGTTGTGCCTTTAACCAGAGGATTAGGAAAAGTAGCAAAGCCTGCAATTAAGAATGCTGCAAGGCCTTTTTTAAACTATGCAGACGATATAGTACAAACCTCTAAAATTGCAGGTAAACCTGCACTACCTACTTATAAGAACGTATACAGAGCAGAGCATGCAAACTTTAATACTATGGCAAAACCTGACGATCTTACGGGTAGGTGGGCACTAGATAATCCTAAAGACGCAGAGTTTTATGTGAGAAACTTAAAAACTCCTAGAGGAGATTCTTATACTACAAGTAATTATTTTAAAGGAGAAGTAGAGCCTGTAAGAATAATGAGGGATAGACTTCCTGAGTATAAAATGAAACAACAATTTGCGGAAGGTATGCCAGAGGAAGCACGAATTATGAGTATGGGTAGAGGTAAGTTGACTGATAAAGAACTTGCTAGTGTTTTAGGTGACGATGCTGCTGATAGAATGCGGAAGGGTATCCTAACAGAAATGGATTACAACACTATGTCTACTGCTCCTTTTATGTACAATACAACAGAGGGTATACTTGATGCAAACAGAATGAATCAACTACGTAAGGGTGAAAATACTTTTTTAGGTCGGGGAAAAACTAACTTGTTTCCAGATCAAAAGCAAGCTATTGACTATATAAGTAATCAGTCAAAAGGACAAAAAAATAGTTCTTTAATTAGTAAATACCTACCTTTTAGTACTTATAAAAACGGAGGAGAAGTAGAAGATGATGATGATAAGGAAATGGTTGATGGAGTAGCAAGTATTCTTCGGAGAGTTAAGGACCCTAAGAACAGATTACAACTAGCTAATCAATTATCTAAACAGTTTAACAGAGAAAATGTAAAGTATAATTTACCTTCCTTTTTAAATAAATCAAAAGTAAAGAAATGAAACAGATGATAAAACGCAAAGATGGATCTTACTCACAACGTGGTTTGTGGGATAACATCCGTGCTAACAAAGGATCTGGTAAGAAGCCTACAAAAGAAATGCTTAAGCAAGAGACTAAGATTAAAAAAGAAAGTCGCTTAAAGAAAGCATACATGGCTAAGGGAGGAAACATTGCTAAGACTACTAAAGGTCCAGGAGCAAACTATCGTCCTACTAAATCAGGAGCAGGTATGACTCAGAAAGGTGTAATGGCTTATCGTAGAGCAAACCCTGGATCTAAACTAAGCACTGCTGTTACAGGTAATGTAAAGGCTGGTAGCAAAGCAGCCAATCGTAGAAAGTCTTATTGTGCTAGATCATTAGGTCAGTTACGTAGATCTAAACAGTCTACACAGAATGATCCTAATAGCAGAATCAGACAAGCACGTAGACGTTGGAAGTGCTAAGAACTAAATAAACTAAATAAACTAAAACTAAATATATGGCCGCTAAAGCATCTAAATCAAAATCAACTTCTACTGCTTCTAAGTTTAAAGTTAAACCGAAAGTAAGAAGGAAGGGAGTAGTAGCAAAAACTAAAGCTTCAAAGTTAAAGTCTAGTAAGAACTACTTAAAGAAATCAAGAGGTCAGGGGTAAGCAATTACCCCTTGCTTTTTTTTATTAATCTTGTATATTTGTATAACTAGCTTATTCTCAAGCACTTATTAACATACTAAGTTAATAACATTAATCATTAAAACATGTTAAGATACTCTCTTTATAAAAAGTTTGTTAGTGGAGGAGGGGTAGATCCTGAGGTTGAAAAAATTAAACCAAAAGGAATTGCTTATCCTGTTGAAGGCACAACTAACGATCAGCCAAATACAACTACTGTAAATAATTCAGAGTCGTATCAAGATGCTTTTCAAATTCCTAACTTATCTTTAGCAGGATTCAAAACTACTGATTCTCCTGAGGGTACTGTAACAGACACTAAAAAGTCTTACGCTCCTGGAACTTTCAGTAATCAAGATTCTCTTCCTACGTTTGGTTCTATGTTAAGTCCTTTAAATCCTTTTGATGTAGATCAAACAACTCCTGGAGTAGAACAAGGTCCCTTAAGTGAAGAAGAGAGTACAGCTAGAGGTATTACTGTCGCACCTGTAACTAAACCTACGTCCGAGGAACCTTCTTTTTGGCAACAAAATAAAGGGGCAATAGCTACACTAGGTTTACTAGGAACAAAAGCTTTACTATCTAAAAACGAAGATTTAAAAAATCAACAAGACTTAACGGAGTCAATTCAAGAAAGAAACTCTAAGCCTTTATATGACTATAACTATATGTATGGTCGCACAAGTAGTGGAGGCACAAATAGAAAAAATGTAATCTCAGTCGAAATGGGTGGAAAAATAAATAAACGTTATGCTAGTGAAGGCATAAACGATGTAGAAATTGAGGGAGGAGAATTCATTCAACTTCCTAACTTTGATACTGAAATGGCTGAAGGACCATCTCATGCAAATGGAGGTATTCCTACAAACCTGCCTGATCAAACTCGTGTATATTCTAACAATCTGAAACCAGAAGGTTCTAAGAAAACTTTTGCTCAACTTGCTAAGAACTACGATACTACTTCATATAAGAAAACTTTAGAGAATCCTTTTGCTAAACAAGTAGATAAAGAGACTGCTTCTATTATGATGAAACGTAATCAGAAGATTTTAGATCAATTGTTTGATGATCAACAAGCAATGAATGGAAACTCTAACGGAGAACTAGAAGCTAGAAATGGAGCAGGTATCAATAACCCAGGATTTAAATCATTGCCTGGTTATGTACAAGCTAAAATTACTGCTAATATGGCTGATGGAGGAACTAAGTATAAAGTTCCTGAAGGAGTAACTATTAAGCAAAAAGGAGATCCTTCTATTCAAGTAGGAGATTACGTAATGGGTGAGAATAACAGGCCCATGAAAGTAACTGCTGCTAACAAGAAAACCAGTTTAGGAGAATACAATAAAACTTATGACGAGTTAACAAAGACGTTTAATCGTCCTGAGTTTGATAAGGTTAAAGATGCAATGTATTCTAAATACATGCAAAAGAATCCTAATGCTAACATTAGCAAAGAGCAGTTTATGAACAACTTTATGGAAGCTCAAAAACAAGTCTATGCTATACAAGATGCTGCTAAAAACAATCCTAATCTAGATATTAAAACAGAAGATTTAGATAGAACAGCTGGTGGGATGAAGAATAAAGTATACAACCAGATAGCAAAACAGTTAGGAATGACTCCTTTAACAGAAGATCAAACTTCAATGTTTCAGCAATCTTACTTAGACTTAGCAGACTTGCAGAACACTCCAGAGTTTAAAGAAACCTTGTCTGATTTTGATCTTACTCCTAAAGGAGTTTATGATGATGTTTACTTAGGTAAACCTATATCAAAAGCAGATGCTATTTTTGGTAATACAACTATTGGTCAAGCTGTAAGAGCTAAGAGTAGAAATGACGGGATGGACTATCAATACGAAAATGCACCTATTGATCCAGGAGAAGTTCAATTTAATCAACCTGGTAATCCTCCGAGAGGAAAGTACATTGAAGGTAAGTTTCCTATGTATCAAGCTATTCCTGAAGCTATGGGTTTAGCCCAAGCACAAGAAATATATCCTTACGCTATTCCTGAAGTAGACGCTCCCTATCTAAAAAACCAGACTTATAATACTAGAAGTCAAATGCAGTCTGTAGATAACTCAGGTACTGCAGCAGTAAGAGCAGGAGCAGATCCTTTAGATGTTTATATTGCAGGATTAGATGCTAAGCAAAAAATCTCTGAGACTGCAGAAAACTATGACATGCAGAGTAGAGCCAATACAGATCAAGCAAATGCTCAAATGAGAATGAATGCCAACCAACTTAATATGGCTGCATTTGATAAAGTTTATAATAATCAAATAGCTCAAGCAAGAGATGCTCAGTCTGCAGAAAAACAAGCAGCTATTGCAAATCTAACTACTAAGAAAGCCATGTTTGATCAAAGTGAATCTAGAAAAGCTGCATTTATTAATAATTTAGTACCTTCGTTTAATACAACCTCAAAAGGACAAATGGACGTAGTAGATGGTCAATTACCCTTTTACTTTAATCAGTTTAATGATTATGTAGATAATACCTCTACTCAGAAAAAGACTGCTAAGAAGGGAATGTATAAAAAATCTAAAAAATAAACCATGCCAATTTCAGCACAACATACCAAATTTGTCTACCCTGACTACATTGAGTCGCTTCCTGCAGATGACTTAATTAAACTTGCTGTGAAGAAGCAGGAAATGTTTGATGAGGGTAGATCTAAAGTACAACAGAGTATAGACGCTTATGGTAAGATTCGTAATAGTCTTGTACGAGATGTAGACAAAGAGTACTTTGACAAGAACATGAATAACTTGGTTAAGGCTATTAACCAGAATGCAGGCTTGGACTTTTCTGTTAAAGGAAATGTAGACTCTGTTCTTAACATAGGAAGACCATTAGAAAATGATGCTACTTTATTAGGTGCAGTAGATTCTGCTAAGACGTACAACTCTATGATGGAAGAGTATAAAAAACTTGATCCAAAACTTAAGAGTCCTGTAAACGATTACTTTTATTTTAAAGATATCGCAGCTTGGAAAAACAATGGGGACGTAGGTACTAAGTTAAATTACCAAAGTTACAAACCCTATCAAGAAGGAACAGGTAAGAAATGGGGAGAAGCTTTCTCTAAAATTAAGCCTAACATTGAAACACAATTTGAATTTACCCCTGACGGAAGACGTATTCAAAAAACAGTAGTAAGTAGTGTAGATCAAGGACGTGTTAGAGATGCATATATGTCTATGCTTACTCCTGCTGAAATGGAACAGTTGCAAATGGATGCTCAGTATAAGTATCTGAATTCTAATCAAGATGCAATTAAAGGTCAGTATCAAGGACACATGAATGAAACTCTTCAGTTAAGTAACGCTCAAATTGAAGACCTAGAGAATAGAAAAGTAATTGCTAAACAAAAGAATATTCCTATGGACGATCCAAGAATTCTTGAGATTGACCGTAACTTGAGTAAAGCTTACATGCAAAGAGATATCTTAGAAGGAAGAGCTTCTAGAGGACTAGCAGATATTCCAGACAATGAAGTAATAAACTTCTTACAAGATCAAACTATATTTGATGCAAGTAACGCTTACGCTTATACTCAGGTAGAAAAAGATCTAGATGAGGATCAATATGCTTTGAAAGCTTATGAGTCTCAATTAGCTATTCAAAAAGAAGTTACACTAGACAGATTAGGACTTAGTGCAAGAAAGAAAGACGAAAAGGTTCCTTTACCTCCAGGAAGTTTTGAAGTAGATGGTGGATTTATAAAAGACACTGAAAGTGTTTCAGGTAAACCTACAGGTTTGACTCTTAAGAATGACTTGTTGTCTGGAGTTGGTACTAACGATTTACAGAAACAACAACAGTTAATGGTTGCTCTTAAGAAAGTTCTTTCTAAGGGAGTAGATGATAAAGGACAAGATATACCTGTAAATGTAAAAGATGCTTTACTTCGTGCAGTACTTAGTGGAACTTGGGACCCACAAGATGCTAAGGTAATCAAGGCAACTTTTGGAGACGACAATAAGTACAGGAAGACTATGGAAAATCTTAAGAGTCTTGCTACTGGCTTATACGATATTCAAGATAGAAATGGTGACATTGTAGATATCAGTCAAGTAAACGCAAGAGACGCAAACATGGGTTCAGGCTATACCTTAGTTCCCAAGAAAGATAAAGCAGCTGAAGAGTACTACTTAACTGATGCAGGTGGATTTGGTTTTAAATTTGACTTAGAGGAATTAGGAAGTATGGATGCAATGGCTTTATTTAATGCTCAAGATATTAGAAAAGTTAAACCAGAAACAAATCCAAACTAATGCCAGACAAGTTTACAGGTAATGTAGGTCCCTATGCTAAACCTCTAGCAGGAGCAGCCCCTGGGGATATGAGGAGCAGGTTTAACGAACTTGTTCCTATGGAGGTTCAAAACGCTTACCAGCAGAAAGCGGAGATAGATGTATTAGAGGCAGATAGACTAGAGAACCAGAAACTTCTACAAGAACAAAGAAACGTTAAGTTAAACTCTCTTAAGAGTTTATACAGGCAAGCTATGCCTAATCCTCAGTTTGCAGATAGAGCTGCTTCTTCTGTCTTTGATAGAATAGAAAATGCTGGATCTAAACAGGAACTTAATGACATCTATTCAGAGATAGAAGGTATTAGGGAGAAAGCACAAGATAGTTTATTCTTGTTTGATGGTATGGAAACTTTTTCTGGTATAGCCCAGAGTTTAGCTTCTACTGCTGAAGGATTCTTTTTCGGTAAAGAAACTGAAGTAAATAAGAAAAAGAAACTTTTGAAGCAAGCAAATCCTGACTTAAATGATGTAGCAGGATCTGTTCTTCCTAGAGATTTATTTTCTGAAGGAGTTAATGCAATTAAAGAAGCTGAGTTTAAATCTTACGGCCAAAAAATATTAACACAGTACGAAAGTCCTTTAGCTTTAAATCAAGCTTTAGAGAAGGCAAGACATGGATCATCAGGAGCATATAAAGACTTTGATGCGTTTGTTGCTCCAAGATTAGATGATGCTTTTGCTACAAAAGGCCACTATCTATATAGGGAAGGGGAAGAAGCTGCACAGTTTCAAAAAGATGCAAGAAATGCCTTTGCTAATCCTACATATAATCAAGTAAGTGCAAACTTTAAACACGACCTAGAGAAAGAATCTTTGTCTTCTTTAAAGGGTGCTGTTATGCAAAAACTTCAAGGAGAGTTATTAAAGCCTAGAGATGCAGTAGACTACAATGCAGATAACATTAAGTACTACAGAAACTCTTTAAACATAATAGACCAAAGATTAAACTCTCTTGCAGGTGTCTACAAAGTAGACAAGTATGCTCCAGATATAACTTTATTTGGAGAAAAGAGTTCTGCACGTAGAAGTACTTTTAAAGCTTTGGGAGACACTCTTCCAGGACAATGGGTACTAGATTTAATTGGGGGAAGTGATTTTGATAAAGCAGTATTCAGTGAGTCTTTCTATAAGCCTGAAGTAATAACTTACGATGCAGAGAATAGACCTGTAATGTCTAATCAGTTTATGTACACTAAAGCTGATGGATCTAAAGGTTTTAACTATGGTGCAATTCCTGAAGCAGGTGGAGCTATGGTTGCTCAGATGCTTCCAATTATTGCAACTGGGGGTCTTGTTGGTGGAGCAGTAAAAGGATTAGCAGGAGCAGAATTAGGTTGGGCATCTAGTGCAGCTGCAGGAATAGCTAGAGGATATGATGCTTTAAACAAAGTTTCTGCTTTTGGAAAAGAACTTCAGTTAGCAGACAGGGCAGCAACCTTTGCTTCTGTTGCTGCTAACACTATTCCCCACTTTGTAGAACAAGAAAAACGTTGGGGAGGTAATTATGTAAAAAGAGGTTTTGCAGGAGGTATCGTAGAAGCATCTGCAGAAGCAATAGGATTTCCTGATGTAGGAGCACTTAAGATGCGTCCTATGACTACTACTCTAGCATCTTCTGCTATGAGGTCCGCAGGTCTAGAATTAAACTTTGGACAGAGATTAGGTGCGTACCTAAATAACTCTTACGAGTTTGCTAAGATGGCTACAAAGCAAAACGCAGTAGAGGCACTAGAAGAAGAACTTTCTTTAATAGGTAACTCTATTGTTCAAAATACTTTGATGCCTGAGGAGTATGCTTTGAGGGACCGTGAACAAGTTACTGCAAAAACACTAACAGATACATTAGTAGAATCATTTGCTGCAGGTTTAATTTATAGTTTTGGTACTACAGGTGCAGGAGCTTACTCTTATACTAGACCAGAAAACTTAAAGAACATGGCTAACTGGGAAGCAGCGAATAACGCTGACTTATTTGTAGCTAAGTTAAGTGACCTAAAAGACAAAGGAAAGATTACAGATCAAGACTTTGTTCAAGGTATGGCTAAGGTACGTAACCTTCAAGGCACACTTAAGTCTATGGTAGGCTTTGATAGTATTAGAGACTTAAAGACTTTAAACGTAGACAAAGACGAACAATACAATCTGTTTACAAATCTTCTTAGAAAGAATGAGTTACTTACAATAGACTACGATAGTTTATCAGAGGATGAAAAAAACACTCTTGCTAAGTACAAAATAGCAAACAAGATTTCTCAAAAAGAAGCAGGCAAGATAGAAGAGATCAAAAAACAATTAGCAGAGATATCTACTAAAGAAAATCCTACTCCTGCAGAAATAGAGAAAAGTGTAGAACTTACTTTACTTTATCAAAGAATCAAAAGAGCTAATATCCAATCTGTAAAGAAAGGAGAAATTAGCGAAGAAGATAAGAAATTCTTCTACGAGAAAGGATTACTTCAAGATGCTGATCTTCAATTTACTAGAGAAGACATAGATAAAGAAATAGCCTCTATAGATAAATCTATTCTTAAGACACAGAAGAGAATAGATCGTTATGCTAACTTGACTGACTCAGAAAAACGTGATGTTATTAGACAGGTCTATGACGAAAAGATAGATGCTGTAATGAACATAGATGGTACAGCTGAGTTGGTATCTTCAATGTCTGCACTGAAAAAAGATTTAGACTATCTTAAGTTAAAAGGAGAAGAAGAAGTACCTGGACAAATCGAACATAAAGAAAGACTTCTTGATGCTTACGGAAAGAAGATGTATGATCTTACTAACGAAAGAGACGAGTTTGGTCAAAACAAAATAGAGCAAAAGGTTAGTACATTTGATGCTGTTGCTTTAGAACAAGAAGGAGACTTCTATTCTATGTTAGAAGCACAAGAGTACTTATCAGCAAACAAAGATCACGTTAATCAAGAGTTGTATGATACTGTTCAAGAAAACTTAAACGATAGTTTTGAAAGAGCACAAGCTGCTTTAGCAGAAGCAACTCCTGAGGTTAGATCTAAGATACTTACAGACTTCTTAGATAAAGTAACTTTAAAGAATACTAAGTACGCTTACAATGTAAACTTAGTAAACAGTTTGTTTCCTAGTGCAGAATATACCCAAGAAGAACTAGACAACTCTAGAGAGGAATTAATTCAAAGAAGAGCACAACGTAGATCTGCACAGGTTCTTGGTACTGAAACTTTATCAGAAGACGAAGAAGAACAAAAAGACCAAAAAGAATTTAACGAAGTAGCAACACAGGCAGCTCAAACTCCTGAAGTAGTTGATGAATCAGGAAACTCTAATAGGGATGAGATTTATCTTGCTGGATATAATAGGATGCTTGAGAAAGCAAAAAATAATCCAATGGGATTTGATAAAGCATTTGAGTCAGCTGTTAAGAGTAGATTAAGTAGAGTATTTACTCGTGGTACAAAAGACTACAACACTTTAACAAATGCGTTTGATAACTTACTAGATAAGAAGATTACTCCTGAAGAGTTTAGAAATATATTTTTATCTGTATGGAGGGACAACAAAGCAGACGAGAAAAAAGCTAATGCTGTCATCTTTCTTAAGTTTATTGCAGACAGGTATTTTGCAAATGATATGCCTGCAGACAGAGTAGCTTCTACTACTCCTGCAGCTAAGACTACTCCTGTTACCCCCGCTGCTACTGGTACTACTACTACTACTCCCCCTAAAACGGTTGCTAAGAATGCACCTACTCCTAAACAAGGAGGTAAAGTAGATAGATTAAATGAAGTAGTTACACAAGAAGTAAAGGCTAGGATGACTCAGTTAGAGTACTTAGCTTCTCCTCTTAGAAGTATTGCTTTTGAATACAATAGACAGAATGAAAAAAATCAAGATCCTGCAGTTCTTAGAAACATCGCTTTACTAGAGAAACTTTCTAGTATTCCAGGTTCTCGCATTAGGGTTATGAATAGAAAACTATTCTTAACCTATCATATAATGCAGAGGAATGCTGAAGTAGATCCAACAGAAGAGTTTGAGAAGATTGCAACTTATATCTCTGAAAACCAAATGTCTGTAGATACTTGGAATGCTTTGAGCGAGGAAGAGAAAGAAAGTTTAATGTCCCCCATAGATGCAATCTTAGGAAAGAACTTCTACGATGAAGGTATGGTTAGATTCTTCTTTACTTCTACTGATTCTAAGGGTAAGTTGTATCCTGTAGGTTCTGGTTTGTTTACAAATGCTGAACCTATCATCACTGCTGTAGACGGAGAAGAAAATTTAATAACCATAGACGGTCTTCCTATGGAGTTAAATATGCCTACTGTCTCTAAGGGAGAGTATCCTATTAGTGATAGAATTATTGAGGAATACTCTAAGTTAGGAGGATCAGAACAAGAACTTAGAAATAAAAATGCAGACACATTTGAACGCTTAAAGGCTTTAAAGAAATCTATATCTGCTGCAAACTCTTTTAATGACTCTTTACCTTATATGGACTTTGACTTCAATGTTTCATCTGGGGTAATGCTTCCTACACCTATTAACACTTTTGAGAAAGGAAATACTACAGAAGTAGAGAATGTAAAGAAAGCTAGAATCAGTGACTTCAAGATTATAGAAGATCCTAGAGAGTCTGTCTTTGGTAAAAGTTTTGCTTTTGAAAAAGGTCGTGTATACTTTAATAACAATGGTAACCCTACTTTATTAACTAACAACAAGATTGACCCAGCAGAAGCAGATGCATTAGCAGAAGTATATTTCTCTGAAGAGAATCCTTACTTTGCTAGTCCTAAAGAGGCAGAAGCTTATTTGTTTAACTTAATTAACCAAGTAGACAAGAAAACTCGCTTACATTTCTTTGTAAACGAAGAGTATCCAGGACCAGGTCAGTTTCCTGTAATCATTGTTAAGTCCGTAGAAACAGGTACAGGATTTCAAAATACTGTTTTAACTAAGGAAGAGTTTGCAAGTACTCTTAAGAACCATTATTACAAAGCAAGTCTTGCTTTAATGAAGAGTGGTGAACCTGTCCTAAGATTTAAACCTGAAGGAGCAGTAACTCAGAACTATGCAGAGTATTTAAAAGATACTCATAACTTTCCTATCAAAGACGGAGAGGTTGCTAAGCCTGTAAACAAGATAGTATATCTATCTACTGAGTCTTTAGCAGAACAGTTTCCAGAAATAACGGGTATTGTACCTAAAGTAGAAACTCCTAAGCAAGTACCAACTACTCCAGTTGTTCCTGCTCAACCTGTTTCAGTTGCCGATACTACTTTACCTGCATTACAGACCCTATCTATTCTTTTGTTTCCTAGAGCTTTGGATGCTATAAGTCAGAGTGCTGTAGCAGACGCTCCTCAACTATCAGCAGTTAAGACTGTAGGAGAGGAATTCTATCAGATGGCAATTAATACAGTTCTTGCAGATCCTAGCAAACTTTCTACTGTGTACTATCCTAAATTAATAAAGAATAATACTGGAGGTACTGGAGCTAGTGTGTATTTTGAACTGACTCCGTATGATCCAACAGATCCAGGTGCTTTGGGTTCTCCTTTCTATATTGCTCGAGTACAAATAGCAGAAAGAGAAAAACCTGTAACTCTTGTTTTAGTAAAACCTAAGTCTCCTTTTGGAGGTAAATTTGGTACTCCTAGATTCCTCGCAGAAATAGACTTAGCAAATCCTTCTGAAGGTAAGATGTCTTCTACTATACCAAGTGCACCTGTAGCTCCTGTAGTTCCTATAGCTCCCGTAGAACCCCCAGCCACTAAGAAAGCTAGACCTGTTCTTACAGCAAACACATTTGAAGAACCTCAAGCAGAGGTAACAAGTGAGTCTCCTTTCTTAGATTCTTTACAAGATGAAGAAGAACTTAGAGCAGCAGCTAAAGAAGTCAAAGACGCTTGTAAAGGTGACTTAGACGATATTGCTTAACTATCATAGATAATTAAAGCAAAACTAGATTAACAACTTATATTTGTAATAATAGCAACTAAAATAAAATGATTTGTCCTAACTTAAGTGATAGTAAGATACGTGCTGAGTTTACTCACCTTAGTAACCTAGTAGGAGAAGACTTTGCTTATTTCGTATGGAATAGGAATGGTGGATACCCTCTAGATAAAACTGTGATAAAAATAAAAGGAAAAGAAACAGTAGTTGACAATCCTTTATATGCTCATTTTTTAGACTCTTACAAAAATGTAAAGCAAGCTACTTTAGCTACTTCTATTTTTTACAGTAAGAAGTTACATAAGAATAATCCTAACTTCAAAGATCTTCCAGTCCAAGAGCAGGCAAACATTATACACAACTTTGTACAGGAGAATGAAACTCTAGAGAAAGCTTCTGAAAGAGTAATGAAGTTTATTGCTCAGGGTTTTAAGGCAGAAAGAATCATAAGCGAAAATCTACAAAAGGTTGCTTTTGATGAAGCACGTAAGATTGCTAACGGTAGACAGTTGTTAGATTCTTATATGTGGTTTAAGAGTTCTCCTTTATCTCAGCACTTAGACTTTGTGAACATGCAGAACAAAGAAGAAAGTTCTTTTGCTACATGGACTAAGTCTGCAATTACTTTATACAAAGGATCTGATTACTCTGATCTATACCATGAAGGATGGCATGAATTCACACAACGATTCATGACTAAGGAACAAAGGACTGCTTTATACCAAACGGTTAAATCAAGACCTTCTACCGCTACTATTAATGGAGTTCAAGTACCTTACTATGCTTTGACTAATCGTCAGATAGAAGAAGTACTTGCAGAAGAATTTAGAAGGTTTGCTTTAAATAAGTCTAACCCTGAGGTTATCCCTCCAGTAGTAGAGACTCCTGTAAGAAATGTTTTCCAAAGAATTTGGGACTTCCTTACAAGTTTGTTTATAGTAAGCCCACAAGAAGTTGCTCAGCAAGATCAAGACGCATTAGTAGAGGGTGTTGTAGGTTTATTTGAGAAACTATATGCTAACCAACTATCTGAGTATAGACCTAATGCAAGTAACATCTCTGAGAAAGTATTAAATAGAAATAAAGAATTCCAAATTAACTACAAAGCAAAGGACGGAAGAATAATTCCTTTTGGTTACAATGCTTTAGAGGCTGCTGAAATCTTTAGTGCTATTGACTACTTCTTAGCAGACGCAATGGATAACTTTACAGATGCAGAAGGTAATCCAACTAAGCTAGAGATGTCTTTCTTAATGGATCCTAAACTTAAGTCTATATATCTACCTAAGTTGTATGAGAGTGCCAGGGATTCTATGTTGCAGTATATCAATGCTTTACAAGGTGAAGTACCTACTGCTGATGAAGCTACTGCTGCTGTTTTAAACTCTAGAATCAAAAACTTAAAAGGACTTGTAGTACGTACTGCAGAGAATGATGGTTGGGCAGAGGTAGTTAAGAATCACCAAAAGAACTCTAAGGGTGGAGTATTCTACTCAGGTAATAACTTAAACACTGCTGACGTAGACAATCGCTTAGATGAAACTAACGAAGAAAACTTTACTAGGGATAGTAGAAGTTTTGCAAATGCAGAGGATGTAGATCCTATGAGCTTAGCTTCTCCTGAAATTCTACAACTTATTAAGACTCTTCCTGGAATCTATTATAATAACAAAGGAGAACTTATTACAGCTACAGGTAACTCTTTTGGTTTACCACAAGCAGGAGACTTCCTTAGAAATAAAAACTTAGTTTTAAATAAGGTAAGTGGAGCCATTAATTATGAGGAAGCTATTCAGAGACTTAGAAACTCTCTAGATATTGCTCCACAATTGCAGAACTTAATCAACAGATTACCTAATACCTCTGACACACTTTCGTTGGCTCAGATGGCTTTAAAAGCACAATTTATGCAGTTTGCAGCTATGCCTACTGTGGCTCCTTACGAAGTTAAGTCTAGGATTAAGTCTACAGCTGCTAAAGTGTCTAAGAATAAGGACAGTGTAATGGAGCACGTAACTTTCTTGAACAATACAATGTCTCAAGAAAAACTTATTGAACACTTTGATCAGAACTTTGTAACTAACAGACTTCGTAAGTATAGAATAACTGATCCTACAGAAAGTACATTAGCTGTATTTGACTCTGCTGGAATACTTAGCGACTATGCTGCATACAAAGAAGTAGGCTTTACTTCTGATAAAGCAGTGTTTGAATTCTTAAACGATGCTTTTGGTATCGACTTAGTTAATAATAAAAACCCTAACTTACTCTTTAATAAAAAAGGAGAAGTACAGCTTAGTGTAAATCCTATCTTTACTCCTACCAACATAAGAAACATCAATAAGATTGCAAACAATGCTTTGTTTAAGTTAAATCTTATTTCTATGCTTCCATCAGAAGTAACTGTTCCTACTGTTGGGTCTAATCCTTTGTTGACTTTATCTTCAGACATATCTAAGCAACTTAAAGCTCAGATAGACGCACTGCCTAATAATCCAAAGAACAAAGAAATTAAAGAGTACTTAGCTAAACACTTTAAGGCTGCAACACTAGACAACGAAAGAACTTCTGCTTTCTCTACGTTTGAAAAGATTTACAATATCTCTAACTCTGCTTCTTATATTAGTCCTGAGGGTAATTTAGAATATGCAATTAGAGAATGGAATCACTTACTAGATACAGTTTCTAAGATCAACAGTGTACAGACTAAGTTTGATCTTACAGGACATTTGAATCCTGAAACAAATAATTTTATTGAACACAGTATCATTATGAAGCGGATGTTCCGTGCTGATAATGGTGAAAGGAGACTTACTAATTCAGGAGAGGACGTTGAACTAAGAGTTACTAATATGTCTGGTTACACTATAGGAACTACTATGGGAGACAAGACAACTAACCTTACTGGAGATGGAAAACTACTACAAGACTTTATAGCTTTTAAGAAAGATGCTGTAGTAGAAAATATGAGAGTAGGAGCTAAGAGTAGTTCTTTTGCTACATTCCTAAATGGTAACAAGTTAGACAGAGAGTACTTTCCTTTAGAAGAATATAATTTTAAAAACAAAGCAGTATTGTCTTCCTCTTTCATAGCTCAGATGCAACAGTATTTGTACTTTGAAGCTATGCGTATGTTTGATGATAAGGCTAAGTCCAACAAGAAAGAAATCTTAGGATCTGATTTTATCATATTCAAAGACATGATTCCTGACTCTATTCAAAGTAGAGTTAAGGAAGCTGTGGCTAATGCTGAAAGTAAAGCAGCTCTTAAAGGTGCTTTAACAGGAATGTTTGGCATGTCTAGTAACTCTCTTTACGGAGAATTCAAGAATGCTTTAACAGATTACTTTGCAAACTCTGTACAAACTCTTAGAACTTCTTTTAAAGAAATCTTAAGCAAAGGAGAAAACAAAGACTTAGCTCAACAATTTAACCGACTCTATCCAAAAAATAGTGGATCAGCGTATACGGATGAAGAGATTGATTCTAATCTTATGCACTTTACAACTAACTATTATGTGCATCAGGTAGAACTACTCCACTTAACTGTAGGAGATCCTTCTAACTTCCAAATTAAAAACTCAGATTGGAGAGGATTGTTTAAACGCTTAGGTGCTACTATCTCTCCAGGAAAACAACCTAGACTTGACTCTCAAGATATAAACTCTTGGAACACTAGTTCTAATGGTAGCCTCTCTAGAGGACTTGAAGAAATTCAAAGAGGTACAGGAAAGTCCAGACAATACGATAATAACCTTAACTACGTACAGTACGAAGATGTAAAGACTTTTGACTACTTAGATGAAAGTACAAAAGAAAGCATCAGAGAAAGTATGAGAGAAAACTACTTGAGTGCATTAGCTACTGTTAAGGGTGCTCTTACTCCTGAGGACATAAGCAGAGAAACTGCTAAGATTGACAAAAACCTTGATGCTGTATTCGAACAAGGAAAAGAATCAGATGCTCAGGCTTATGCAGGTTTAGATTTTATTCGTTTCTACCTTAACTCTGTTGGGGAATGGCCTAATGACTTAGAACAAGCATATAAACACGAGTTAGAAGTATTCAAGGCAATTAAAAAATATAGACAGTCAAACTCAGATCAAGACAAAGCTGAAGTCTATTCCTTGATTGCAAAAAGTAATCTAGGTATTTTGACATCTTTAAAGCTTGGATACTATGGTTCTCCTACAGACTTTACTAAATACAACGTATTAGGTAAGTACTCTGTGTTTCCATTAAGTCCTTCTATGGTTTTTGACACAGACTTAGAAGATGTTATGATGGACTACTTAGACAAAGGTGTAGACTTAGCGACTTTCTCTAGCGGTAATAAAATGGCTCTTCCTACAAAAGAACTTCCCTACTATGAAAAGAAAGTAGTAAAGGGTAAATCGGAGTATGTAGAAGGAGACAACGGGCAGTTAAAGATTGGTAAAGTAGATCCTGAAGCCGTAATTAGACTTCCTATTGACGGTCTTCGTAGACAACAGTACATTGCTCCTAAAACAAAGAATGAAGCTACTTTATCTACACAGATGGTTAAACTTATCTTTAGTAACTTTTATGTTGGAGGAGATATTAATCCTGCTTATGCTCACCTAGAAGAAAAGATTAACAATCTTCAAGAAGCATTTATTGATAATATTAAAGTTATCGTAGATGTAGAGAAAGCAAAAATCTACTCTAAGATTGGTGCTACAGTAGGTGCTGATGGTAACATAACAGGTATCAATACTGCAGACTTTACTAGCTGGTTGCATAGTGAGTTTGATAAGAAAGACGTACCTACTTCTGTGTATTCTTTCTTAAGACCTACTGTTAATAATTCTTTTGTATTCTCTGTAGATGCAGGAGTACAACGTTCTTTGATAGATCAGATTATTTCTTCTGCTTTATCTAAGCGTGTATTGAGACCTAAGTTATTTGGTGAAGCTTACATACAGTTAGCTTCTACTGGTTTTAACAAATTAGGTACTCGTATGAAGAAGCCTACTACTTCTCAATTGAAATCTATAGCTAAGGGCTTCAATGTAAGCGGTCTAAGAGACTATCGTATTGAGAATGGAGTAGTACAGCCTGCGGATGTTTTAATTCCATTTAATCCAAAGAAACACACTCCCCTATTAAACTTAGAGTGGAATGGTGCACCTATCCAAACACTAGATAGATTAAACCAAGCCTTAGAGGATGATGCTTGGGTAGCAGAACACTCTGCTAAGATTAGTATAGTAGGGGTACGTATTCCTGTTCAGGGATTAAACTCTATGGAACACTTTAGAGTACGTAGGTTCTTATCTAATGTAGGAGGTCCTGTAATGGTTGTTCCTCCTTCTATTGTAACTAAGTCTGGATCGGATTTTGACATAGATAAATTGTTTATGTATGAGCCAGAGTTAGACGATAACGGAAACTTAGTATCTAATTCTAGACTAAGTGACCCTGAGTTTAGAACACAAGTCATAGATAATATCTTGGCAAAGAATGAATTCTTAGCTCTTAGAGCAGATAGTTTACAAACTTTGTTTGCCTCTGCTGACTTTAAAGAAGCGGGCTTAGTATCTAAAGAAATTGAAACTCTTAAGAAGTTTATAGACGATTTAAAAGAAGCTAAGAATTCTGGAGACCAAGATGCAATTACAGAATTTAAAGAAAACATTGGTCCGTTAAACATGAAGTTAGGTATTGCTATTGAGAGATTTAAAACTCTTCGTAGTCAAGACCCTAAAGTAGTAGAGATGTTACAGAATTTAGTTAGTGCTAATGAAATACTTGCTGATATGAAAGACATTTCAGAGAAAGCTCTTAAGGGTTCTGCTTCTAATAATATGATCTCTGTAATAGCTTCTGTGTTGTCTGAGCCAAGTATCTTTACAGAATTTACCAAGCCTAACACTAACGTTATTCTTCCTGCTATTGCAGAAGAATATCAAAAACTAAAAGGTAAAGAGAGTCGTATTTCTTCTAGTGCTATGTTCTTGATTGAAACTTCTGTTAGAATCTTTACAGAGAATAACTTAGGTAAGAAGTCTTTGGGTGTAGATGCTAAGACTAACGCTTTGCATAAACTATTCCAACAAACTGGACTTAGATTTAAAAGTAATCCAGAAGAAGTAGACATAAATAAGTTCTACTTACTTAAGTCAAACAAGAATAAAAATACTAAAGAGATTGAGTTAGGTGGTTTGTATGACGCTGATGGAGTAAATCTTATATCTGACGTAATCAACGAGTTTATTAACGGTCACGTAGATATTGAAAACGAAGACTGGATTAACTTCTTTAACGCAGATAGAGAAAGAACACCTTTAATTCTTCAGATGGTTCTTAACGGTACTCCTGTAGATGAAGCTATTTTATTGGTTAACCAACCTATCATCCAACATTATATTAGATCTAGTAAGATTACTAAAGTAGGTAAAGCATTAGGACAGAAACCTGCTGACTTGTTTAAGGACTACATTATTCCTGCACTAAACTTTTTAGGAGAAAAACCAGTCTTTGTAGAAGGTCAGATAGACGAAGCTCTTACTGTAGAAAAGGTTCTTAGCACACCTAGTATTACAAGTGCTTTATCTGCAGAAAACTTTAACAAAGAAAACTATCCTCCTAACCCTAATGTAATTAGAAGTTCTTACGAAAAGATCAAAGCTAATAGAAATAGTAAAGAAGGAACTGAAGCACTAAGAGCACAGTTAGCATTTATAACTCAGTACTATGTTGTTAAGCAACAGAACCAAATTTTATTGTCGTTAACCAGTAACATAGATTTCAACACAGCTAACTATCGTATTAATACAGAATTCTATGCTACTTCTACAGGTATTAATGAAGCGAGAGAAAACTTTAACAGTGAGGCAATTGATAAAATTCTTACAAACAGTGTTGTTTCTCCATTTAACGTCCTTGAAGCCAATCAATCTGTAGTAGATCAAGTGTGGGACTTCTTTTCTCTTCCGCTAGTTAAGGATTATTTATATAAAGTTAAGCAAGAGTATGGTAAGTATTGGAGTAGAGACAAGACAGTTAGAAACTTTAACCAACTTATGAACTCTATGATGCTGTCTTTCTTTCAGAATATTCCAGAACTTAAACCTTTGTATGCTAAGTATAGTGCTGAATCAGGTCTATTAGATATTAAGTCTGGAAATAACTTACGTGCTAGGTTTGACAGAATATTTAACAACACAGAAGATCCAAAGATAAAAGCCTTTGCCTCTAATAATATTATCCTAAATAACTTTACTTCTATCATGGTAGAAGGAACTAGCATGTTCTATCCTGGTATGCTAACTAACGAGAAGGATGTAGACACAGTAAACGCAGGACAAAAAGACTTCTCTGATGGACTTAATCATCCTAATCCAGAAGTAAGAGGATTCTTTAGTGATCTAGCTAATGCTGTTTTATTAGGACAAGGATCTAACATTAGGTATCGTTCTATCCATAACTTTATTCCTATGGAAGCTCAGACTGAAAGTATGATTGAATTGTCTATTGTTCTTAAAAAGATTAAAGAGTCTATAGATAACCTAGAGACTGCAGAATTCTTAAAGGATCTTTTAAATAAGACTACAAAGACTCATGCATCTATCTACTGGCCAAGTAAACAAAACAAAGTAGTAGTTACTAATAAGATGAAAACTTTCCCTGACTTTAGACAAGTAATAGAAGAGAAGCCTCAGATTACTAGTAACGATGACTTAGATGAAGCTATGATCTATGCACAAGAATCTTCTAGTGATGCTCCTGAACCTGACTTCAATAGTATGGATGAGGAGTTTATCATAGCTAAGAAGCTTGAGGAAAAGAAAGCAAAGGCAACTGTTCCTCCACAGAAAATTACTACTCAATCATCTACTATTGTTAAAATAGATTTCCAGGAAGAACCTACATCAGGATATAAAAATAGAACTATTAAGAATGCAAGTGCTGATGCTACAATAGCAATAGCCGTTGACTTTAATACAGCTGGAGAGAAACTAACCAAGTCATCTGTAGAAAGCCAGGGTAAGAAATACATAGCCAGAAACCTTGACGAGATGTTTGTTCCTGTAGATCCGTTTAACGCAAGTAAAGGATATGAGCTCAATGACAAGGCAATATTTAATATGGCAGAAAGTATTGTAGCTGATTTGAACAACGCAAATGCCAGGACGCTTAACATAGCCGGTAATGGTATCTACACAATGAAAGGAAAATATCCTCAAGCTTTGTTAGATGGTGCCATGGAACGTTTGCTGGAATATGTCACTCTATCTGATAACTTGAAAAACAAGATTGTTTCAGTTAGAAGTGGTGGGCAAACTGGGATAGATGAAGCAGGAGCTAAAGCAGGTATCAAACTGGGTATTCCTACTACTGTTCTTGCTCCTAAAGGATGGAAATTTAGAAATGAATCTGGTACAGATATATCTAATGAACAAGCATTTAAAGCTAGATTTGTTTCTACTCAACCATCTACTCTACCTAAAAATCTAACACTTAAGAACGGAGTTTCCTACCCAATAACAGATATAGACATACCCTTACTAGAAAGCTTAGGGTATAGTGCAAAAGAAATGAACGAAGTATTTAATAACTGCTAAAAATGATTTGCCCTAACAAAAATACACCTGAGTGGAAAGCTATATCAAATGCTCATCCTACACTAGCATATTACCTGTGGAATAAGTACGAGGGTAATATACCTTCGTACTATACACAATCCGTAGGTAAGGAAGGAGTAACAGAACTGTTTGAATCTACTCCTGAGTTAGCTAATATAGGTACACCTCAACAATACTCTCAGTACTTAGATTCTATCTTTCCTGAAAGTAAAGTAAAAGATATTGTTTATCATGGTACTCATACTAGATTCAATAAGTTTGATAAAAGTTTATCTGGAAGTAAAACAAAAGCCTCTATTAACGGTAAAGGGTTTTTCTTTTCAAACAGTTTAGGTATAGCACAAGGATATAGACAAAGTTTAGAGCAGTCCAATATTTATAACGATGTTATATTTTATTACTATTTTAAAAGAGATCTGGCTAATAAAAATATTAAAGATGTAACTCAAGAAGAGTGGCAAGAAATAGTATTAAATTATTTTGGATCTGAAGACTTAAATGTTCAATATTTACAAAGACAGTCTTTAGATAAAACAAAAGAACTTTTTGAAAAATTTAAAAATGATAAACAATTTAATACTGTTCAATATGTAGATGAACTTGATTTTTCAGAATATTTAAAAGATGATTCTATAGTTTATTCAGCATTATTAGAAGTAAATAATCCTTTGGTTGTTGAAGGAAATAATTACCAAATGCTATCTATTGTTAAAAAAGAAATAGAAAAATTAGAAGAAAATAATGATTCTATTATATTTAACAATGTAGAAGATGGAATGTCTGGTAGTTATAGAGGTGTTGCCAATACTTATACAGTATTTGAACCAGAACAAATTCACATACTAGGAAACAAACAAGACATAGAAGGGTTTAAACAATTTGTAAGCAACTCTAACCCTATGACTTCACCAGATATGTCTAACCTAGAAAATACTGAGTTCGAAGTGATTAAGTGTAGGGAAGATTAAAAACCAACTATATTTGTAAGTAAACAAGTAAACAATTTAAATTTAAATAAAACAAGATGTCTAAAGGCTGTGTTATAAAATATACTAATCCCGTAACAGGGATGAATCAAACTTCTGTACTTGCTTATACTCTATCACAAGTAGGATATAGTAACGAGCAAGCTATAGACTTAGTTAAGCAAGGAAGTCTATATTCTAAAAAAGATGGATACAATACCTGGCCTAAACCTCTTAACAAGGATAAGAGTAGGTTTGGAAATTTTGTAGAAATAGACTCAGACAACTTACTTAGAAACGTAGGTATTGATTCGTTAACCTCCGATCAAGTTAAGTATCTTAGAGCAGCTCAGGATTTATTTGAAGATGTTCAAGTAAGAATAGATAATCCTATTAATCTTACTACTCTAGTAGAGATGGCAAACTACATTAAAAACAATGGACTTGCCTCTGTAAGTATAGAGATTGTTAATCCAGAAGCACCAGTATTAGAAAGGATGTACAAAGTATATCCTATACCTTTTACTGAACTAAACATGGTATATCTTTCTAGTTTTATTGAAGGAGAAGTATTTAATAAACGTCTAGTAAATGGAGAAGAGTCACGTATAGAGTTCTTAAAGAAGTACGTAGACTTTCAAAATCCTGATGTCTATGATACTTTAGTTAAGATTCTAAACGACCCAGAGACTCCTGACTACGAGAAGTTTGTGATTAAAAAACTTTTACCTATTATAGACTTGATCCCTACAATCGGTTTAGACTTTTTTACAGGTAAAGACTTACAAAACAGAGATGTAATTCCTATGGGAGAGTATGTTCCTGAACTACATAAAATTAAACTAAATGTATTTGGATTAAAGAATAGAGGACTAGATTATTCTAGACGTGTTATTCTCCACGAGATTCTACACTCTGTTCTATCATCTACGTTACAAAATCCTACAAGCGAGATAGACAAAGAACTTGTAAATAGTCTTAAGCCTATCCTTGCCTACTATCAACAGAAATATTCTACAAAAAAAAGAACAGACACTTACTATGGTTTTAAAGACATACACGAGTTTGTATCAGAGTTTTTTACTAATCCTGATTTCCGCAACACTCTAGAGTCGGAAGAACCAAACTGGTTTATTAAAATTATAGATGCTATCTTTAAGTTCTTTGGTAAGAAGTTAAATCTAAATCAAAATCCTAATAGCCTAGAGAATATAGATCTATTGATGGAAAACTTCTTCAATGAGATACTCCTTGCTCAAGATATTAATACTAGTATTATATATACTAAGTTTGATTCTATACCCTATACTATGAGTGTGCCTCAAATGCTTGAGATGGATACGTTTGTAGAGGAGAATTCAGACTTCCTTACTCGTTTAGATGAACTATTACAGGACGAAAATCTAATCAACTGGAGTAAGGTAAGAGATCAAGCAGAGATTCTAGGAGTAAACGTAGGCAGTGTATTAAGAACTAAGGACATGTTCGTAGAGATTTCTGCAGCTGAGGCTAAAGAGTCTTTTAAATCTTTAGTAAGTTTCTTCCATGATAGCTCTAAGTACTTAGCAAGTGTTCGTACTTCTCTTAACAAGATGTCTTCTGATCCTACAATAACCAAAGATCAACTGTTTAGACAAGCTTACCATGCTAAAGAGTTAGGAGAGCAGTATACAAACCTAGCACAAAATTATCGTAGAGTTATGGGAGACCTAGGAGCAAACACTATTTTGGGTCAACAGTTGTTAAACTTAGAAGCTACTGCAGATTCTTTGTCTAAGGCTTATTTTAACAACGCTGTAGAGGCTTTAGCTATTAAGTTGGCAGATGAGTTCGCACCACAGACAAAAGACGCTCAGAAGCGAATCCAAGACAATATAGATAGGTTTAAAGTTTCATTAGCAAGTGCACAAAAACTAGGAAACACTAGACTTATAAAACTTACCGAAGATCGTATTAGGAATGAAGAAGCAAGAATGTCTACCCTAGCTACTAAGACTAACTTACTAAAAGCACTTAGAGGTCAGATAAAAGACGTAGGAAACTTCTCTCTTTTCTTAGAGTCAGCAGGATTATCAGGAAACATTCTTACAGGTACTGTAGGAGGTATGATTGCTAATCAGTTTGATACAGCTAACGTAAAGGCTCAAGCAATGGAAGTTAAATTAAAGAAGATTGCAGATGAGTTACAAAACCACCTAAAGAGTAAAGGGATGGGAGTAAATACTGCATTCGACTTTGAAAATGTATTTGGACGTTTCATTAAGAAAGTAGAGATTGTAGAAAACAAGAATGGAAAAATCTCTAAGAGAGAAACACTAGTTCTGTTGAGTGAGATGGATGAAGTTCGTTACAACAATCTTATAACTAAACTTAAAGCAGAGTTAAGAGAATTAAAACAAACTAAGGTACAAGACTCTACAGTAAAAGATTTAATCAGAGCTAAAGAAGAAGAGATTCGTAGAACAAGATCTGAGTTTGAAGTACAGCCTTTTGAAGATATCTACTATCAAATTCAGAACATGCTTAGTGCAGAAGCTAAAGAAGCTAGAGACTTAATCTTTGAAGAGATGAATAAGATCCAAGTAGGAAGTCTTACAGAAGAAAACTCAGAAGAACAGTTAGATAAATTAGATGACTTAAAAGAAGAACTAGACTTACTAGAATCTGATTACGATAAAAACAAAAACTTAAAAGACGAAGCAGGACTTAGAATTGCTGCTAACATTAGAGAATGGAAGAAGAGTAGAGCTGCTGCAGAACTTTATACTTACACTATCAGTAAAGAAAACCAAGCACTTTTTGACTCTCAACTAAATTCTAAAAAAACAGCTTACGATAAAGCAGCTGCTGACTATCAACAAGCAGTAGACGACAATGCTGATGCTGATACCTTAGACTACAAGAAACAAACAGTAGATTACTATAAGAAACAGTTTGAGTTGTGGAAAGCAAACAACTGCGTAAGAAAAATTGATCCTGAGTTCTATAAACAAAGAAAAAAAATAGTAGATGCAGTTGCTGCTATTCAGTCTAGGTATCCTGTTCCTTCAGGTGTTCGTAAAATGGATGAAGTATGGAATGATATATTCGGGGTATTGAAGGGATATAAGAACACAGATAACTTCTACGAAGGTTCTAAGATCGCTTCTCCTAATCCAGATGGAACTCCTTCTAATCTCTCTACTCTTGTTAGAGCATTAGAAGAAGAAATAGAAGCAATTAAAACTGCTTACAAGACTGATGTAGATATGTCTAAAGAAGATTCTGACAATCTCAAGGATCTGTTTTCTTCTTTTGGAGACATCCAAGAAAAGGTCTACACTCCTGATTATGTAAGGGAATACACTAGTAAGTTAAATCTAATTAAAACTTCTTTAATTGCTCAAAACAATGTAAAGTACCAAGACCAAACTGATGACTCTCTATTAGAGTTAGATGCAACTAAAGAACTTAGAAAGACTGATTGGTACAAACAAAACCACAAAAAAGTAAACGTATGGGATGAGAACAATCAGATATGGACTTTATCTGATGAACCTTTATATTTCTGGATGTCTACCGAACCTACAGATAAAACTTTGATTAGCGATACTTCTCCTTCTTTTAGATGGAATACTATTGCAGTGAACCCTAGATACATTAAACCAGAAGTAAAGAATGTAAAATACAGTAAGCGTGTTCCTTTACGTACAGACAGAACTGAATATAGAAACAAAGAGTACGATAAATTAGATGCTAAGGAAAAAGAAATTCTTCAGAAGATTACAGATCTTTATTTAGATCTTCAGAAAGGAACACCTATGAATCTTAAGAAAGGATTAGAGTTGCCTAGTGTTATGATGGACCCTGTAGAAAGGTCTCTGAAAGATACTAATATGGGTACACTTAAATCCAAAATAGGATCTACTTTTCAAGGTATTTGGGATAGAGCTACTTTTGAAGATGACGAAGAAACAGCAAGGACTGAAGAAGGGGGATCTGTTATACAAAAGGTAAGTAAGAAACTTTATTTAAAATATAATAGACCTATTCCTGCAGATAAAATGAGTCTAAACATTCTTAACAGTATTGGAATGTATGGTGCAGACTTAATCAGATTCAAAGAAGCTTATGAAGTAATGCCTTACATCTATGGTATGCAAGACGTATTAAAAGAGTCTTTGCCTGGTACTAAGATTGAGAAGATGATTAATAACTTGTTTGAACGTAAGTTACAAGGTAAGAATCGTAAGTTCTTAGTAAACAACAAAGCGGGTAGAATGGTAGAGAAAGTACTTGATATGTCTTTATCTGTCAACTCTCCTATTGTACTTGCTTACCGTCTTCCTTCTAGTGTAAAAAACTTTATGGCAGGATCTGCTAACATCTTTATACAAGCTGGTATATATGGTTTAAGTCGTAAGGAAATTTTTAAGGCTATGGGTAGAAATGCTGTACATATAGCAGACTTGTTTCAGTCAGAAGTAGAAGATGGTAGAGATTCTGAATACATTGCTCGTATGAGATACTTTAATGTTATGCCAGAAGATCAACTAAGTGAAACAGGACGTAAGTTATTTATTTCTAAGTTAGGCAAGTATCGTAAGTACAATCCATTTAACTTTCTAGGATTCTTTAGAACCTTTGGTGAATTTGAAATGAGAAGTGCAGTTGCAGAGGCTATGTCTCAACAGTTTTTAGTTCCTTTGATAGATAAACCTGAAGGAGTTCCTTTGTTTGAAGCATACGACTTTAAAGACGGAATTCTTGTTCCTAAGGATACGATTGTAGACTTAGAAGGATTTTCAAAAATAGAACAATATTACAGAGGTAAACTTAACCACGTTAACGCTGCTATCCAAGGTGCTTATGGATCTATGGACAAAGGAGAGTACAGTAGATACACTCTTGGTAGAATTATAGGAAACATGAAAGGATGGGTTGCTTACCAAGGTATGAGGAGATTTAAAGTAGGCAGAACTATCAATCCTAGATCAGGAGAAGAGTTTCAAGGTTTTTACGTAACAGTAATCCAAGCGCTTAAACTACTTTATCAAACAAACTTCTCATTACCGGCAACTAGAAATCTTATGACTCCTGCAGAACGCAGAGAAACAGAAGGTGCAGCTATAGATATGCTTGCATTAGCTTTAATTATGGGAGTATCTGCCTTGCTTAATAGTTTAAGATATGATGATGAGGATGATGAAGATATGTATGTAGTGTATTTCTTGCTTTATAACTTGTTATTGATTGAAGACGAGTTAAACAGTTTGAACCCTGTATTTAGTCCTTTGTCTATTTACCATTCTAGGTTTGAAAACAACGTAGACGGACAAAACTTTGCTCAGTATTACTTGAATAGAAACGTATTACTTCCGTTTGCAGGTGCTACAGATGCTGTAAAACTAACTGTAGAAATGCTTAATCCTTTTGACGATGCAAGTCCCTTTGATGAGTATGTTCCTAGGAGTAGAAGTGGTAAGATCTCTAACCCTAAAAGATACCCACCAGATCCTACTCTTAAAGGAGATATGGAAATATCTGCTCGTATCCAAAAACTATTTGGATTAAACGCTTCTATAAACTACTTCTTAAACCCTGAGTATCTGTTTAGAAAGTACGAAAAGTATAACCCTAAGTGGTATGTAAGTAGTCTAGAAGCAGACTTAAGAGGAGAAAAACGTTCTGTAAACTCTATAGATAAACAAATCAAGTCTATTGAAAGACAAATAGACTACGTAGACGATGTAGATACTAAGGAAAGTCTATTGAATAAAATAGAATCCTTACAGATGGAAAGATCAGAGTCTAGAGATAGGACATCTTCTTTAACAGAAATATACTCAGAGACTGGGAGGAAATAATCCTCCTAGTTTCTTGACTTTATTTTTAATTAAAGTATTTTTGTTATACGGACTAAGGTCGGACTTAACAGTCGTAAAGATAAATATTTATGGAAACACATGACATTCTCAGAGAGCAATCAAAGAAACTTCGTCACATCGAAGGTCAACTTTGTTGCATCAACGCTAGCGTAACTGCGGAAGCAGGTATGAACGGCAGTAAAGTAATCTCAGGCACATCACCAGTTACAGGTACTTTTCAGTACTTTGTTGTTAACGCATCAGCTGTAGTTAGTGCTATCTTGGATCAGAACGCAGCTAGTCTTATGACAAGCTTAGGTCTTTCAGGAGTTACTTTGGCACCAGGAATGAAGATTAGCGTAGCTAAAGGAACAACTATCTCTTCTATAACACTTGCTTCAGGATCTATTATTGCTTACAACGCTTAATTGATGAAGACCCTTTTAGTAACTATCACCACAGTATGTGCCTTTTTGGGCACATATTTTTTAAATCTAACTGCAGATAACGCAGAACAATACTTAGCGATTGTTGCTGTTGTATTTGTAGATGGATTTTTTGGTGTATGGGCAGGTACTAAGAAGATTGGTTTTCAAACAAGAAAAGCAGTTAAAGTACTTCAGACTTTGTTTGCTTGGGTAATGATTCTTTCTGCTATCTTAATGGTAGAGAAAGGATTTGATGGTACGTTCTGGCTTTCAGAAACTTTCTGTGCTCCTTTTATTGTCTTCCAACTTATTAGTGCTCTTAAGAATGCTAACACAGTAGGAGTAATAAACAACAGTGTACTATCTCAGATCTTAGCAAAGATAGACCAGCATAAATTTAACCACGATAATGAAAAACCTCTCGATTAAACTTAATATTATCTTTTTCTTCATTATTGCTTACTTACTTTTTAAGTATGAGTATGTACAGGAACAAGATACTAATCAAGTAATATCTTTTATTGATTCTATAGATAAACAAAACGATACCTACTTTGAAAAGATTGACTCTCTAGAACATATAAAGCACGAAGAGTATTTCCGTTACGAACAAATCACCCTAAAGTATGACACAATTCAGATTGCTATTGACACTATGCCTGATATTGACGGCACAAAATTCTTACTCACAATCAGTAGACAGCTTACCCTTAAAGGAGTTGAATAATGAGTTCCTAAAAGGAATTCAAGCACGTGAGAGAGTAGTAAGTCTTAAGAAGATTATCAAGACAGATAGCGTTCAGTTATCCTTGTATAAAGATTCTATTATCCCTAACTATAAGAAGGCTTTAGATACCGCTAAAGTAGAGATAGTTCGCTTAGATACTAAAGTTAGGTCTCAAGCAGAAACAATTAAAACTTTAAAGAACGTTTTGAAAGGCGGGTTATTTGCTATAGCTTTGTTAACCATAGGGTTAATACTTTAACCTACCAGCCTATGATGCCAATCTCAAAACAGATTATCCAACACTACATGGATAATCCAAATACGGATGAGTCAGCTTTAGAAGTTGCTATTCGTTTCAACTACCAACCAGAAGTATATAATGAACTAAGAGCTAAGCGAGTTCGTGACTTAAAAAGAACTGCTATGTATAAGTTGGGTGCAGATAAACCTTTAACGCCTAACGATCAACCTACACAAATTACAGGAACTTATGATGAGAATCTAGATAAAGGTACCCTTGAGGTATCTAAACTAGTTTCTACTCAACCTAGATCTTCTGAAGAAATCATTGAAATTCACAAGATAGACAGAACTAAGTGGAGATTAGTACAATATTGGAGTAAAGAAAAACAATCAGGTTGGCTAGTGTCAGCCTTATTTGCTTCTATAAAGCCTGAGGACACTTTTCCTCAAGACATAGAGAACGTTCTCAGAGAGGTTTTCCTAGAATCTAATATAACTCCGTACCCAACACCTAGAAAGTCTCCTATAGCGTCTAAGAAAGGCTTATTCGTCTACATGAGTGACAAACACGTAGGTGCTCTTACTCATCCTAACTCTATTTTCAACAATCAGTACAACGAAGATGTCTTCGAAGTACGTATGATGAGAGTATTAGAAGAGATAGAGAAGCAAGTAAAGACCTATGGAAGGTTAGAAGATCTTTTTATTTGTGATTTAGGAGATTCATTAGATGGTTGGAATGGTCATACTACTAGAGGAGGACATGCACTTCCCCAGAACATGAACAATAAGGAGTCTTTTATGACTTATCTTTATGCTCATAAGCGATTCTTTGATCTTTTAGTAGAAAAAAACCTAGCTAATAACATTCATGCTATTATGCAGACAGAAGATAACCACTCAGGTTCTTTTGGCTACATAACTAACCAAGCACTAACTCTTTATTTAAATACGGCTTATCCTTTTATCAAAGTAACGATAATGGAGAAGTTCTTAGAACATTTTGACTATGGAAAACATACATTTATTTTTACTCATGGAAAAGACTCTGAGGATCTTAAGCATGGTCTTCCCCTTTTCTTAACCGAGAAAGCAGAAAATTTCCTTAACAAGTATATAGATCACCATAATTTAGGAGAGAATAAAAACATCTCAATAGTAAAAGGTGACCTACATACAGAGAGTATGCAACAAGTTTACAAGTTTAGATATAGGAATGTATTGTCTATGTACGGCTCTTCTAAGTGGATAATGAATAACTTTGGTCCTGGTTATCCAGGAGTTTCGTTTGATTTAGTAGAAAAAGATACGGATTTAATATATTCGTTTTATATTCGCTTTAAATAAAATTAAGATGATTAAGATAGCAGATATAGATAAACTTATAAACCAGTTCTATTTAGACTCAGAGAAGGATGGGTTAGCAGTAAGACCTAATGTGGTACTGCTTACAGAAGATCAGTTTGAAGATCTATTAAAAGAAATGGGAGTAGAGGAAGAAGACGATGTTGTAATAGAAAGTATACTAGGATTAGATGTCGTCATAGCAAACGGGATAGAACATCCAAGAGTAATAAGATTATAAAAAAAGGGGCCCTATTAAGAGCCCCTTTTCTTTTGGTTGGTAAACTAAATAACTAAAAACTAAAACTAAATAAACTAAAACTATGATTACATCGCTTGTGGTCCTCCTGTAGCAGCTAAGAAAGCAAGAACTTCTTCTTTTACTTTTAGCTCTACTACGATTGGCTCACTTGTGATTTCAAATTTAGTGATTTTTACTGGAACTTTTTGCTTAGTTGCAGGATCAATTTTATATTGATAGTCTACGGGGTTAAGTTTATCAGCATTACCTTCTAAGACAACGGCTAAACCATTCTCTGTAGGGTAAGTCATAAGAACCTTGTGGATGTTAAAAGAGAAACCTTTCTTAATGATCAATTCCATCTCTTCACCGTTCTCTACTTTTTCTTTTTCTGTGTAATAGAATAACATATTTGTCTTTTTAATTACCAAACGATAGCAATGTCTCGATCACTTACCATGATCTTTTCTTCTCCTTCTACTTCAACTAACTCTGCTGATTGAAGGTACATGATGTTTACATAAACGAAGTCTCCTACTTTTACGTTGGTTACTTCTTCTCCGAGAGCGTATACTTCTAAACGCTTAAGGTTAGCTAACTCTTTCATGTTCAATTCTTCTTCCATCTCTGGTGTAAGCTGAATGAGTCTTTCTTCTCTCTTAGGACGATTGAGTAATACTCTGTGTCCTTTTACTGTGATTGCCATATTGTTTTAATTTGTTTTTGCTTTGATTACATCTAGACCTGCTGCTATTAATAGTTCTAATCCTGTTCTATCTCTATAATCTTCTAGATATACAAATGTAGTGATTCCACTTTGAATAATCAACTTAGCACAATGCACACAGCATGCATGAGTACAGTACATAACGGCTCCTTCTGTACTGATAGGACTCTTGCATGCTTTAGTAATTGCATTGGATTCTGAGTGGAGTACGTATTCAAAGGTTGTATCATTCTCTTCACATACATTTGGAAACCCTGAAGGAGTTCCATTATACCCAAAAGAGATAATGTTTCCGTTCTTTACGATTAAAGATCCTACCTGTAGTCTCTCACAGTAAGATTCTTGAGCGATTCTTACAGCTAAATCTAAGTAAAGTTCAGACTTATCAGTCTTAGGCATGTTATATATGATAGGTATTTTATACATTATTGTTTATTAAAAATTGTTCAGGTGGTATAAATCTACAAAGTTCTTTTGGTATTCTGTAGAAATAATCTTCTCCAGATCTTTCTCTCGTATTAATATATAACCTCTCTAAGTACTCTTTTTTAAAAATCTTATCAGATCTTACAATTAGAGCTGCATATGTTTTACTGCTTATAATTATATAAAAGAACAAATGATCTTTACTAAATTTTTTCTTTCTATCTAAAAAAGAAACAGTAGAATATGGAAAACTATTCATATCAGTAAAAGCGGTATTTTTCATTTCTACTTCAAAGAAGTATCTTTTACCGTCTTTGTAGGCTACAATGTCTATGTTGTAATCTTCTTCCTCCTTTGGCTCAATTGTATAACCATGACTTTCTAAGAAGGAACATGTAAGTTTCCTTCCTAGAGCGTCATATCGGTCATATTGATCTTTTACAAATTTCAAAACTATCTTAAACTGAGTTCAAATCTAAAGATTTCTTTTGGAATATCTACAACTACGTCTTTAAAATTTATATCACGATGTAAAAGAGATTTATAATCTTTGGACATGTCATTAAACCTACCTTGCTTAAACAATTCAATGTCTCTATGATATAAAGAACTAGGTCTAAAGACATACATAACCATGTTATCTACTTCATAATAGTCGTAGAAAGAGTCAAATCCTGTAATTTTAGTTTCAAACATCTCAAAAGCATCTTTGTCTGTAGGCTTAAACAGAAAGAACAGACAGTTATTGTACTTACTTTTATACCCGTAGTCGTCTATGTAAACATTAACTAACCCAAAGTTAGCAAGTAAACGAGCAGCATTAGCCCCTGATGTAAATATCATGGGGCTAAGAAACTTGGTGGTATTGTTTGTAGTATCTGAATACACTTTACACAATTCTAAGTCCGTCATTCCAGTAGTCCTCCATTGTATATGCCCACATATCGTTTTCTGAGTGCCATTTTAAGCGTTGAATTGCTTGGTGGAACCCTTCATACTCTTTACCTAAGTAAGTGCCTCCCATCTTTCCTAAATCCATTAGCTTGTCTGACATCTCATAGATCAAAGGACTACCTGGATACTTCTGACTCTCTACGATAAATCTAAAGTTATGTATAGTCAAGTTCTCTCCGTAGATATTTAGGTCTGTCTGCTTAAGAGCTTCTGTGTAGAAAGCTGCTTGGAAATCATATCTGTGTTTAAGCAACATCTCTACCCAGTAGTTTAAAGAAGTTGTGGTTGTTTTAAGGTCAATAGGATATAGGATGTTGTTTACTGTGTCAACTACCACTAAATCCAAAAGACCCTTACAAGCAATTCCTTCGTATTCAAACTGAAGAGACTGTTGGGTAAATACTTTAAACTGTGAATTCCCTACTACGTACTTAGAAGTAAAGGGACTCATCTTAAGAGTGTTTGCTACGTTCTGAATGGTTGCATACTGAATAGGACTTACTACTTTCTTTCCTTCCCCAGCAATCAAGTCATCATAATAGGCTTTACCCTCTTTCTCGAATCTTTCTCTTACCTTAGCGAGAGTATCACGCTTAAATCCTGCTAATTCGTAGGCTATGTTTTCTGCCATAGTATCATTACGATTAGCAAATAGATGCCATACAAAGTCTCCCATCTGTCCTGTAGGTCTTTCTACAGTACTGAAATAGAATTGCTCCATGAATACATCTTCTCCTTGAGTTAATAATAAATCTACTCCATCACCTATAACTGTTACTTCTGCTGGTTCATCCATGTCAGAATTAGGATCGTAGTTAATATAAAGGTTAGGGTGTAAAAGTATTTTCTTTAGCCTACTCTGGCTTTGTGCTGTGTTGGATAAATAATCCTCGTCTAAAATCATTGCTTCGTAAATTTAATAGTTAGTGTAAACCATAAGAACCCTAAATGAATACTAAACCTCTCTCTAGAGTTAGTGCGACTAAAAGTTAATATGGGTAAAGGATAGAAGAACCAATAAGGATAATTCCTTTGGCCTTTGGTTAGTTTGGAAAAGTTACTTACTTGAATCTTCATGGGTCAAATCATTAAACTCAGGCTTCTCTCTTAAGATATAGGCAATAAACATAGCATTACATTGTATGTGTCCTATATGGTGGATAAGAGATTCTTTGTCATGAGACTCTCCTGATAACAAACTAAAAGTATGTCTCAACATACTCTCTAATACTTCGCTAGCTGGCATTCCTTTCTTCCAATTATCTTTAGCGTATTTCTTAGCTCCGAACTCTAGTACTTCTACCATAGGTTCTAAAGACTTAAAATCTACTAAAGACCACTGAGCCTTACCTTTGTTGTATCGTAGTGCTTGACTACCCTCATTATAGTCTTCCATAGCAGGAAAATCGTTAGCCATAGTTAACGTTTTAAAGCACCTGTAGTAGTTTTAGAAATAGGATAAGCAGGAACTACTGTAAGAATAACTCTTCCAAATTTCATAGGAAGAACATTAGTTACAATAGACATTACTTCATTACAGTTTACTATAGTTCCTAATTGGATAGTTTGACTGTACTCATCTCCATAATAGGTGACCATGTTTTCTCCATAAGCGTAGGAGTGTGCGACATCAGGGGAGCCAACAGCTTCCACTTTGTCTGATTCTGTGCGGGGTTCTATAATATATAACATAATTTTTAGTCTAGTTCTGGTACTTCCACTCCCAGGATTTCTCTTGCAAATAAGATCACATCTTGTATAAACTTATGTACTTCGTCTTTCTTACCGTTAGATAAAGAGAGAGGAGTTTTAATAAACTGTCCTTGGAACATAGTCTCTTCGTAGAAGTACTTGTCTTTAAGGAATGTTACTACGTCCTCTTTGCTATATACTTCCCCTGTAAGCGACTCAAAGCCTGCTTTTACTATAGGTACTAGGGTACTATAGAAATAAGCTAACTGAGGGTTTGTTTTCTTAGAATCTATTCTAGTAATACAAACTTCTACATCTATACTCGGATCTTGTTTCATAAGTTCTTTAAAGTATGATTGCATTAACTCTTTATCTCCCTTAAGATAAACGTTACCATCTATATTAAGGGAAAGAGTTGCAGGTATGTAAACTCTATTTATCATTAGTTCTCTTTTCTATTTCTTCCAAAAGCAAAAATGCCAACTCTTCGTCTTCTTCTATCTGGTTACTTACGTTTCTCTTCTGCAAATATCCGTCTAAAATTTTAATAAAGTAAGCATTTTTTGCTTTTGCTTCGTTAATTGCTTTCCGTAAATCGTCATTAACAAACTCACGGATAAACTGATACTGTGTGTTAACTGCTCTAGCAAGAAGATAAGTTCTTCTTACTTCTTTTAATTGTTCATCTGTCATGTTACTTCTTCCAATACGGAGCAATACAGGGATCTGCTTTGAGAGGGACTCTCTTACAAAACTTAGCACCTGCATCTACCATTGCTTTTTCTAATTGTGCAGCAGCCTGTTGCGCAATTTCCTCAGGTGTTTCTATTAATATCTCATCGTGTATTATATTGACTATCAATACTTTAAACAATAAATTATTAGGTACTAAATACTTAGTCCAAAAATACACACAAGCTAGTTTAGTAATTTCTGCGGATTCACCTTGGATAGGATAGTTCAAAGACATGCGTTCAATGTCTCCACGCTTTCTAAAGAATTGACTTACTTTTTCTTTCATCTCTCTAGCCGTAGGTGTGTTTGCATTCTTCATTTGCTTGTACCTGTCCCAGAAATCTTTGTTCATCTCGTTCTTAAGTTTAGAAAACTCATCGTAGTAATCTACATAAGACTTCTTACCTGTTACGGGTGAGATAAGAACATAGCCATTCTCTACACCAAACTTCTTTGCTTCAGTAAAGTAAGCTGCTAATCCTGGGAAGGCTCTAAAGTATGCATCATAGATAGACTGACCTTGTTCTACATTTAGTCCTAGTTGATCTGCAATACCAATACCTGAGCCACCGTAGTTAATAGCAAAGCCTGCAACTTTAGCTGATTGACGCTTATCCTTGTGTTTCTTTTTGATGTCATTAAGATCCATACCATCTAACTCAGGATACATCTTGCTCGCAATAAAGCTGTGCATGTCACCCAAGTCATTATCATAGAACTTTAAGAGGTTTTTATCTAGACATTTGTTAACTAGTACAATTTGCTCTTGGCCTGTATAGTCACAACCTACTAGAGTGTTTCCTTCTGATGCTACAAAGCAAGATCGAGTTTCTTGGTCTGAGGGAATGTTCTGAAAGTTAAAGTTCTTTACGTCCCCTGATTTACCACCACTAGATAAGCGTCCTGTGTTCATCAACTGCTTAAACTGTGTGTGGATTCTTCCGCTTACTGGATTAATTTGGTCTATCCAGTTCTGTCCGTAAGTCCCTATGTCTTTTTGAGCTCCTTTAAACTTTAAATAAGTCTCAATAATGGGGTATTTTGAGCTGTATTTTACTAGATGGTTAGCTTCAATGGTGTCTTTAGTCTTTCCTTTCTCTACTACTTTAGTGTTTACACCTAGTGCCTGAAAGAACTCCACAACTTGTGAAGGTGAGTTCCAATTTACATTAACCTTAGTCGAAGAAGAGAAGAGGTCAAGTTGAGAGTCGATAAACTTTTCCATCTTATTATCTAGGATAAATTGGTTTAACTGTGCTTCAGCTTCATCTGCTATGGCTTGTACTTTGTTTATCTTAGCTGTCCATTGCTCTACGTCTAGTTTCATTCCTGAATACTCGATGTAGGCTAGTACTAATACAAACTTATTGTCCAAATCAATGGACACTGAGGTACCATCTGCTAGCTGTAAGAATTCTTGTTTGTCCTTTAATTCGTGTAGATACTTTACGTCATACGCAGAGTACTTTACGAAACCTTCAGTAAGTCTACCTGTAATATTTAGTCGCTCTTCTTTGCTTAGTATGACTCCACAATGACGTAGTACACAAGCAGCAAGTGAGCATCTATGGCTTTCTATACCTAGGCGAGATGTTTTTTCTCCTAAGAAGGTATCGTATACCTTTGTTGGAATTACCCTATAATGATAAAGGAATCTTAGGTCAAACTTTAAGTTATGACCAATAAGACCCTTAGTCTCTAATAACTCTTTGTATTCGTTGATGTCAATCGTAGTTAAGTCTATTACGTATTGAACATCATTATCTCCTAACTGAAGAGTATACAGTTTAGTAGTGTAAGGATCGAAACCTGAGGTCTCTGTGTCCAAACCTATCCACTCTAACTTGTTTAAGTATTCGAGGGACTCTTGTACTGTAGTAAGGGTAATGTCGGGTAAGGAGATATCTTGTTTGGTAACTAGATATATCATTTTAAAATGGGTCCTACTATCTTGTTATAATCATTTAAAGCCTGTTTAAGCTTTTCATACTTCTGCTCTTGTGAGTAGTTGCCTTGTTCAATATCGGTAAGGCAGGTTCTGTACACATCGTAGATAAGCTTTCTATCGTGGTTACTTAACTTAAGAATCTTATTCGAAAGTTGTAGCATGTCTTCTGTGGTATCTTCTCCCCATATCTTGTTTAGGGATTTACCTAAGTTCCATACGTGATGAGGGGTATAAAGATTGCACTTAGGACAAGCTGGTAATAAGTTAGTTAAGTGATAACGAGTAGATACTTTAGTTCTACCTACAAAGTGAGCACACTGAAGTCCTTTAGGATCTAGAGTAATTTCACAAGCATGGCACTTATTGATGTGTGCACCTCTTACTAACCATGATGTTATTTGATCTAACTTGGTTTGAGTAATAGTTTCTTGTTTGATCTTACGTTTGATTTCTTTGCGGACTTTTTGCTTAGCTTTCTTTTCTTTTACTACACATCCTGCACAAAGTCTTTTAGTCTTGTTGGCGATAGCTTTTACTTTACCGCACTCAGAGCAAGGCTTCTGCAAGTCTCTTTCTTCGGGATTTCCTTTTACAGGAACTTTCTTGATTGTTCTCTTTAACATGGTGTACAAATATAACTAAAAGAAAAGGGGATCTGTTGACCCCCTAATCTTTTTTGGCATGCAAGAGAATTACAAAGTTAACCTAGCTTCGTGTATAGGAGTGTAAGTTTCAGAAATTAATTCTAAGCCTCTGTTGTTGATGTTGTAAGCTGTTCCGTGGATCAAAGACTCACGCTTATGCTCCAAACTCTTGTGTCCCATCATATAGTTAGTGAAACGAGTAGTAGCATTAAACAAAGCATAAGCTGTATTACCATGAGTGTTATACTCAGTAGCAATAGCTTGTTTGAAATCTAAGATACGATTCTTAGTACGAGAAGCTTCCCCATCACCTCCGATAATACCTAAGATAAAATCCTCTGTAACTACTTCAGGAATGTTAATTTTACTCAATTCGATTAACTTCTCAACAAATTGCTCCTCTTGAGTAAGAGAGTTTTGTAGTTGAGAGATGATAATAGCTAATCTTCCGTGAGAGTTCTTAGTGTGTCTTACCCTCTGAGACTCTCTTAGAGCCATGTAAAACGTGTTAGCACATACAACTGTCACATTGGTTGCTCCGAAGCCAATAGGAGCACTACCATCGTGTGAAGTAAGGGCTGTAAGAAACCTCTTATTGTCAGATCCACCGATAGTAACATCAGTTAGAGGGAATTGATAGTATACTTTCTGGCCGTCTCCTAAGAAACCACCTCTTTCTCCTGAGATATTAACCCTAGCAGCAGCTTCTAAAAGCATGTCTAAGATTTCTTCATTCTGTGTAGGAACATATTTAGATCCTACAATACCTAAACACTTGTTAGTATCTCCTCTGAAGATACCAAAAGCAGGAGTAGGTTCTCCGTTAGGACCTACTAGTTCACGTTTGTCTACTGTCCAGTTAGTCCTGGAGGTTTCTAATAATTGTTGTTTGTTCATAAGGCTGGTCTTTTAAATGTTTCAATAAAGTTTTGTAGTTCTTCTAGTTCTTTAATTCTACCTTGTACTTCACAATAGTCGTACTCGGTACTTTGTTCCATTAGTTTGGTTTGTTTTACTCTTTCAGTAAAGTGTTCTATTAATTTAGATTTAAATTCTAAATGACTTAATGTCTCGAAATCTTGCCAATTCATATTTTTTATTTTAAGTTTTGTAGCCAGTCTATATCATCACGATTACTGGCCATTAATATTTCGTTTATTCTTTTAAAGTGGTTACATTCCCACTTACCTCCAGCGTATAGAGCGGCTGCAGGATGAGATGCTACTAATACGTGATGAAATTTATCATCAATCAGGTGAGCAAACTTTAAAGCGTCTTTACCCCAGAAACAAAAAATAAGTCCTGTGGTGCTTTCGTTTAAAGTTTTGAATACAGCTTCTGTAAATTGAGTCCAATGAGCTAGATGAGAACCTGACTTACCTTCTTCGATAGTTAAAGCTGCGTTAATTAAGAGAACTCCTTGCTTAGCCCATGCTTCTAGGTCCATGTCAATAGGAAATGATAGTTCGTCTGGATAAATATCTTCTTTAATCTTGTTATACATAACCCTTAAAGAAGGAGGAACTTGATCTTTATTTCTAGGACTGAAAGCTAAGCCATGTGCTGTAGGTTCTCCTTTGTATCTACCTGGATACGGATCCATACCTAAGATAACCACTCTTACTTTCTGAAAAGGGGTTAAATTAAAAGCCTTGAAGACTTCATCTTTGTAAGGAAGAATAGACTTAGTTTGTCTTTCCTTAGCAATGAAGCCCCCAAGGCTCTTAAAATATGGACTTTCTATTGTATCTCTTAGGTGTAAATACCAATCATCTGGAATATTTACTAATTTTTTCATTAATCTCTTTTCTACGTTTACGTCTTCTGCTACTATCTAAAGTTTCTACAATAACATTAGCTCTAATCTCTGTATTCATCATACCAGGAAAAACATCATCTACCATGTTAAGGATTTGATTATATCTTACCTTATAGCTGTTCATTACATCGTAGAAGTCAGTATGTTGCCTAATCGAATGAATGATTGTAGAGTGATCTTTGCCTAGTAAGTTACCTACTTTAGTATATGTGTAGTGAAATTGAATAAGTAAAACAGCAGCAAACTGAAATCTAGCTTCTACATACTCTCTCTTTCTGCTTAGTTTAACAAACTCTTCTACACTGATTCTATTGACGTTACAAACTATCTTTATAATAGTCTGCTCAAAGTCTGTAAACTTAGCTAGATTTACTTTAACCATCTGAGCTTTTTCTTGTGCTAGTTTTTTCTTTCTTGCATACTCTTCAGGATCGATTATATTAATCCTTCTTTGATAGAACTCTTTGTTTTTAGATTTTAAATTTACTGTATTCAATAGACTCTCTTGCATAAGAGGTTCTATTTTGAGTTTTGTGAACACAATTTCTAAAGCTTCTTTTACAATATCTTTAACTCTTGGCATAATTTTATTAATTTATCTTTTCCGTGTTCTTTATAAATGTCACTAATGTCCTTACCTAGACTTGCATGATGGTATAATACAGGTATGTCGTACATCTCAGATATTTTCTGTGAGCCTTCTATACCTGCTCTATCTGCATCAAACCACACATATATGTTATCGAATCTTGCTCTAAGCAATTCATAGGCATTTTCCGATATAGGTGTAGTTTCGCTTCTTACTGCAACTGCATTAACTCCAATAGAGTGTAAGGTCATAACATCTTTAGTACCTTTAGTGATGACTAGAATACTTCCTTTGTGAGGGAGTTGTGTGTATCCTTCTAGCATGCCTCCGAAGAAATTAGTTCTAAACTTTACTCTCTTTTCTGCAAAAGGACGGTATAATTTAAACTTATCTTTCTCTTTGTAGCGATAGCAAGGATCAAAGTCATTGTTAATGTACCAGATGTTATCAGCTATCCAAGCTTTGTCTACTCTTCTTATGTCAAAAAACTTAAGGATACTCGGAGTTACTCCGAACTGTGCCCAATACTCTAAGTCTTTTTGTGTAAAACGAGTAAGTTTAACTTTAATAGATGCTGGCTTTACCTCTGCTGGTTTAACTGTTTTAAGACTGTCGACTTCTATTTTAAGACCTAACCTGTCTTCTAGGCTAAAGTTCTTAAGTTGGAAGTCAGACTCAATCTTATAGAGAATGTCTGGATACTCGTAACCAGTTCTCATTTGAGCTATGTCTATACAGTTGTAGTGGATTTTCTCAGTAGCGTAATCTATAAAATAAAGATTACCACCTTGACTCCACTTAAAGAAGCATGTTGCATGCTTATCAGATCTGAAAGGATTCTTGTACTTGTTTCTAAAGTTAATCTTTTCTCCGAAGTAAAACTCCATGAGTTGTTCTTGACCTAATAACTTGTACAAAGTTTGTACGTTAGGTCTAATTTCTATACTTGTCAGATCCATAAGAAAGGTTTTTAAAAGAAAAAGGGGCTACAAATGTAACCCCTTTTCTTAAAAATGAAACAGTTAGTTAAAATTAAAACAAGCTATCTACGTCATCACTAACAGGAGCAGTAGCTACATCGCTTTTTTCCCATGACATCATATCACTAGCAAAAGGACTTTCTACTTCGTTAGCAGCAGGTGCATTGTTTTCGGTGTATTCTTTGAAGTCAAAGTTTCCGTAAAAACTCTTAAAGCCGTACTCACCAGTAACTTGCTTAGCTACGTAATCAGTGATTTTACTGTTTACGTTTACAAATACTTTAGTACATACATCTTGGTACTTGTCGTCTTTGATTCCTAAGAGAACTTTAACACCCATGTTGGCTTTGTTAAAGTGTGCAAAGAAATCTACCAACTCATTACCTTTACCTTTTGCAATAGAATTCCAAGAATCCAATACAAATGGCTTCTCTTTAGGAGAGATATTACCATAAGCCTTCAATAAAGAGTATACAGTTTCTTCACCACCTTTAGCTTCACGAACACTCTTAAGGTCCATTCTACGAGAAGGATCCAAAGATGCTTGTGCTTCACTCAAAGCAGCCAAGTTCTCAGCCCAAGAAGTTCTAGTAAAGTTGTCAATGAATTGTTTCTTACCTGCTTGAGAGGTACGAGTATCATTGTTTACCCACAAAGAAAACTTACCACGTAAGTCTGTTTTAAAATCAGGATGGTTTACATACCAGAAGTCTAAACGCATTCCGTTTTCACCGTCATAGTTAGGCTCTTTTACTTTGTCTTCGTCAATACCTAGTAAAGCAGCAAGTGCTTTACTGTTAGGGTTAACAGCTACAATTTGAATAGGAGCAAATCCTGTGTACATCTTTTTGCCTGATGAAGGCTCTCTGGTTTCTAATTCGTCAAATTTCATAATAATTTTTTTTTGTTTTTTATTTTGTTTTGGTTACTTCTTCTGTGTAATAGGAGTCAATAGACTGACATACTAAGTTAAGGTCATTAGGGATTAAAGTTTCTGAGAACATATCCATTGGGCTCTTAGCAGGATAGTTGCGGAAACGGTTAGTCACAAAATGATAAGTTGCATTCTCGTCTTTATCTTCACCTACGTGAGTATAAAGTGCGATTGTAAACAATCCTTCGAGAACAATCTGGTTGTCTAACGCTTTACCGATAGTCTTAATCTTCTGACCTACGATATGTCCATCATCCTCAATTGTTTCGCTATGAGTGATGTAGAATACTTTAAGGTCATTACGAAGCTTACGAGCAGTAGTAAGCATGTTAGTTACGTCTTTAGCCAAGTTAACAAACTTACCAAAGCCTACTTCGTTAGCTTTCTTCATCATAAGAAATGACATAGAGTAGATAGCATCATCCATTACGATAGTCTTAATGTGTAATGCTTTCTCGCTAATCTGTTGTAACAAGGTAGTGATTTGGTTGATGTCGTCTACTTCCATGTAATTTTTAGATTCTAGGTTGTAGAGTTTCTCAGCTCCTTTGAAAGGCAATTCTTTCCGTGCTACGTTAATAATAAAGGTTTCTTTTGGGTCTAGAGTCCTAATAGAGGTAGATTTACCTGTACCTGAAGGACCTACAATTGCGATTAGTTTTGATGACATATTTTTTATTTTACTTTGTTTTCTTCTATGTTGTCTACAATATCACCTAGTGTATCCCAACCAAAGTTGGCTACAAAGTGTACTGCTGCGTGGAAACAATTCATAATACTTTTCTCAGGGTTTTCTAACAGTTCTTCTCTCATAGCTTCGTTGTTAAAAAGCTCTTCTGACATCCATACAATGTATTCGTTTTCTTGTTCTTCTGTCCAGGTATGTTTATCATACCATTCATCTTCTTGAAAGTCTATAGTGTTGTAATCTACGTTGATTACTTCACACATCTTCCGTATGAGTTGTACTAAATAAGGGTTCTTTTCTTCTTCGATCATTTTTAATGTTTTGCTTTTCTTAAAAAATTCTCATAGTGATTAGCTGTAGGGCTATTCATCTCTTGGGGTCTAGGTAACTCTTCAAATTCTCCGTTAGCTCCATTAAAGTATAGACCGATGCTTGAGTTTTCTAAGCCAAAGTATCTATCTTTTAGGAATTTAAGGGATCTGTAGTGGTTACCGAGTAATGATACATCATAGCCATTGTGTGTGCCTATGTTGTATCTAGCAGGACTAAACAAACCTATTACTACTTCGTAGTCTTGGTGTACACCCTTATTGATGTGAAGCTCCTCCATTGAGGGTTCTAGCTTCTCTTCCATAAGTTGACCTTTGTAAGTGTAAGTTTGCTTTTCTGAAGCTGGTGTTTGTTGGTGGACGATTACATTAACCATCTTAAAACGCTTAGAAAATATATCAAGAACATAATCCTTAATCATAAAGTCAAACGTTTGATAAGACGATAACTTCATCTTAGTGTCAGGAGCTAGCTCATTAGATAAAAGACTAATATGATCTAATACAAAGAACACCCACAAGTCATCTGACTTATAAGTATAACCTGTTATTATACGCTTACCTTCTTCTATTTCTTTGTAGGTGTATTCTCCTATCTCAGGATTTTCGAAGTACGCTTTTACGTACTTAGCCATACCTGTGGGATTTCTGATATAGTCAACTACCTCTACTGATCTTTCTAGTGTGTTAATGAACTTCTCTCCTTGCTTTACCTTTTCTAATAGTTCGCTACTTAAAGTATAATTACCTACTGATTTAAGTTGAGATACACTGATTGTAATACGGTGTTTCTCATACATATACATAGATAGGAATGATAGCCAAAAGTCTGTAGCACTTTCCTCTAAGGCAAAATAGAAGATTTTAGGAACTATGTTTGTGTTCTGTGTCTTCTTCATGATGTTAAGAATAGTCATGTATTTAGCAAACTTTGACTTACCTACACCTGAAGCAGCAGTTAAACAAGTAATAGAACCTTTAGTAAATCCTCCATAATGTTCTGATAAACGAGGAAATGGAGGAGGGATAGCTGTTAAGCCACCTGTCTCTTTAATAATCTTGTTACCCTCAATCTGACTTATTAACTTTTCAAAGTTCATAATTAGAGGATTTGATGACTATTGTAAGCAGGTCCTGTACCATTTTTGAGTTCTTCACACCACTTAGCTAAGTCGCTTTGATCTACTCCGTCTACTTTCTTGAAGATAAAGTAACCACACTCTCTGATGAATTTAATACTTCCTTGCTGCTTAAGCGTACTAATATACAGATCGGTGGCTTGTGAGATCTCTTCGAGAGTGTAATCATACTCAGATAAAAACTTAATCAACCTTTTAACTACACTAGACTTATCAGTTGTTTTACCTGATACTCCTAGATTCTTAGCACTGAACTTAGAAATAAAATCAGCTAACCATGTAGGAGGGATACTTAAGTCTCTGTTAGGAGCAGTGTTTATGTGTGTAGTCTTTAATTTCTCAAGAGCAGATAACTCACCAACAGACTCAGTTACATCAAGATCTTGTAGTGCTTTAGGAGTCCAACTGTAAGTTGTTCCATTAAACAGAAGTTTCTCTTCGTAAATCCATCTGTCTATCATCTTTTCCTGTTTGGCTAGTGCCCATAGTACTTCGTAGAATGTCTTTTTCATCTGTTTCTTTTATTAAATTAAAGTTTACACCTGCAAATATTTCCTTCGAATTAATCTTAGGCGGGTCTACAAAGATAAGCGAATCTTCCTCTTTTTCCAAGTCAATTTGGTCTTCCAACCACATTTTTTTCATAAAAAGAAAGCCTGGATGTGACTCCAGGCTATCTCCATAGTGTTCTATTTCTGTCATTTACATGTCTGCTATTTCTTGGAAATCAATTTTTCTTTCCACACACTCTTTAATCTTAGATTCTACGTAATCTTGGTCTTCTGCAACTACGTTAAATACGCTTTCACAAGCATGACAACAAGTGTGTAGTAAAAGATCGTTAGTAATTACTAAGCCACTTTCATCATAACAATGAGGGCAGATGTCATCCATAATCATTTCATCCAGCAGATCCTGACTTATTTCTTTAATTGTAGGGAAGAAAACAGAATAAGACTTAAGTTCCTCTCTGATTTTTGGATCTGTGTATTCAGGATAGCATTCCATAATCCACTCATTGTAGGTTTCATACTCTTTGTCTTTTTCTAGTTCTGCTTCATCTATCATTTCAGAAGGCATTTCTCTGCTCCAATAAGTGGATTGTTTACCTACTTTAGATCCAGTAGAAGCTGATGGCTCAAAAGGATCTATAATTTTAGGTTTAGATTCTACCCAATCTCCAGCTACTGCATCATAGTACCAATCATTGTCATCAGCATCAAACATATGAATTTGACGACCACCATAACCAAGAGGAATAGATGTAGATTTAACTTTAGATCCTCCGTAGGGAAGTTCTGACCTAGAGTATATAGGAAATGTAAGAGGAATGTTCCTTTCAGCAAGCATAGTAAGCATTTCATAAGCAAAGCTAAAAGCGTTGATAAGAAGACCTACACTAGCTATCTCGGTATCTGAGTGCTCGTTAAAGTAACCACATGATAAGTTATGTGAAGAAACTTTAAGTCCTCTTTTACGTAGACCACCGACATCAGTTGCTGTACCTGAGTTAAGAGTGTAACCATACTTCTCCATCAAAGGTTGGATTAGTTCATAATGATCGTGACTAAAAGTCTGAACTCCATTAGTAAACTTAATAAAGTCATTGGTGTAAGACCTACGATCCAGCTGAGTAACTACTAGTGAGTTGTCAAAGAAAGACATATCACAGCAATTAGTACCTACAATTCCTCGTTCCTCGCCATAAGGTAAGAAAACCTTACATACAGGCATCATCTTAAGCATTTGGATAGCAAAGCATACACCTACTGAATCATCGAGACCTAAGCCACATTGTTCACCTGTTGCATCATCAAAGCCAAAAATCCACTGATCTGTTTTAAAGATACGCATACCTACATGGTAATCTTGAGCTGTGTCATAATGACCTACAATAGTAGGGTAGAACTCAGCTTCTCCTTTAGTGCAATAGATATTCCCTCCCTTTTCTACTACTGTTACACCTTCTATCTTAGAAATCAATTCTACAAGCCAATCTTTCTTTAGTCTTTCCATTTCTGGTTGATAAGTAGGGCTTTGTTGATACATGATATCAAACAATAGATCAAAATCTACGGGGAAATCTCCTTTAATAGTGTGGTCTATACTTTCTAGTCGGTTAACGTAACTGCTAACATAAGATTTTGTCATTTTTGTTTTGTTTTAGTTTGTTTTTTAAATAAGGAATTGTTGTTCATCTTGTAGATCTTCCTCCATTTCTTCTGGTTCTAATTCTACTTCTTCTTCGACTGTTTCGTTAATCTGTGCTAGTGATGAAGATACTAAAGATACTGAAGATAATGAAGATCCATGTATATTTATACCTGAACCAGTAGAATTAAGATAAGTTAAAACTGGAATATGATTATATGTACCAGTTGTTCCAGAACTACTTGTAATGAATGTATAACTAGTTTCTGTTTGAGCAATTGTTTCTCCTAGAGCACGTGCTTGTGCTATCATTCTTATAGTTTCTTCTTGTGCTCTTCTGTCAGCTTCCTGAGAGTCATAAGCGTCTTCAGGGATATTTGGATCGTTCTTGTGATAGAAACCACTTCCGTCAGTAAAGTAAAAGTCTTCATCTAGAATAAAGTATCCGAAACCATTTTCATACTCTCTGAGTTGTTCGTCATTTATATGAGCATACTCTCCATTATTTAGTCTAAGAGATCTACATGTAAGAATCGTTTCTACATTATAGGTTTCTACTGTGTCATCTTCTATAGTAACATAAGAATCGTCTGCTTCACAATAAATATAACAACTACTGCAAGCATAAGAATCTGAATGATCACCTGCAGTAATATAAGTTGAGTCGTCTTCGTTTATCTCATCTCCACAGATGCAACATTCTAGTCTTTCACTAGAGTTGTAGCGACTAAAACAACCTCCAGTAGATCTAAACTGCCAATATTCATCCCTAAGATGTTGGTTTGTCAGAAGCATTCTATGAGGGTCGTAGTTACAAAGAGTGTCTACATAAGGAAACTGATTAATACCTGTTAAGTCAATGTTTAAGGAGAAATTCCTATTTGATTGAAATAAAGTTTCATAACCAGCTCCTATTAGTGTGTTCTTAAGCAAGTTATGAGTCTCGTCATTTGAATAATAGATACGGTCAAACATAAACTTACCTTCGATATTCCACATAATAGAACGAGCAGCAATCTTATTTGATCTTTTAAGTACAGCCATCTTTACTTTCTCTGGGTACTTAGTGTAGATTTGAAAATAATTCCTACAGTTTTGGTAACGCATACAAGAATTACCTAAGGTACCTGAGTGTTGATAGTAATTATTTTCGTGATAAGCGTCTTTAATATCTTCTCCCTCGATAATCTGAAAGTCATACAAAGGATTGGAAACAGTAATCAAAGAGGCATATGCTTCTGCAAATGCAGTAACCTCTCTATCTGAATACTTGTCTGCAAATAACCTACGTACAATCTTACCTATGGAAGTGTGATAACGCTTCTTAAAGTTCCATACTTCTTTAACAGTCATTGAAGTGTTCTCAAATTCTACTGCTAAGAGTCTTTCCCAGTTATTTGAATTTAAAATAACACCATTAGTAGTTAACGTAAACGCATCTGCTCCTCTAGTTCTTGAGTTTTGAATACGTAATGTTCCTGCTTCGTGTGAAAGATAAGTCTGTTTAAAACTAAAAGAATAAGTTTTAGTTGGAGAATCGTCCCAGAATTCTTGAATAAAGTATACGTCAGCGTCTTCTGTACGTTCAATAGGATAAAATCTATCGCCTAGATGTCTTGCAGTCAACTTTAAGGTAAATACCATCATCATATCTTGTGCTGTAGAATCATCTGGAGTCTGTTCTCTGCTTCTACGTCTACTTCTCTGTACATAGAATTTAGCAACAGTTCCAGGACGAATCATCTCCATTGTAGTTTCTTGTCCTGCAAGTCTTTCTTCACGGTCTTTATCTAGATAAGAAATCTTAGTATAGTCCGCTTGAGATAAACCTAGATAGTTACAATACTTACCTTCTAAAGGAACATACTTAAGGTTTAGAATGTCTTCAGCTACTGCTTTTGCTTGTTCGCTACAGTTACTAGCAATTAATCTAGTTAAGCGAGTCTTTAGGTCTTTGTGTAATACAAATTTGTCTCTTGCTATCCTTACTCGTCTTTTAGGTAAGCTACCAAGTGAGTGAGCAGATACTTGTAAGGTATTTGCTGTTTCCATAAACTCCATTGAAAATGGATCATCGGGGATTAGAGCTGCAATTAGCTCCTGTGGTTCTTGTGGTTGTGAATTAGGCATATTTTAGTTGGTTTAGTTTAAAACAAAAAAGCACCCCTAGAGGTGCTTTCATTAAATTTTCTTCTTAATTTAAAGTTGTTCTGGTGTTTTTTCGCTGTCTTTTTTGTAACGATGAGCTAGCAGTAAGTTTTTTTCTCCTAAAGCTTTTTTAAATTCTCTGTCTCTTTCTTTCTCTGAGTAGAACTTGTAGTCTTCGTTCTTTTTCATTGTCTTTACAATCAGATGGAATTCTATGACTGTACCTTCTTCGCTTAACGTATACTCCATTATTCAAAGATAGCACATAAATCTACTACAATCCCTATTAACAGGGAGAATACGGAGACAAAGAGAAGAGAGAATGCGAAGAACTCGTTACTACTCATACAGTTAGTGTTCTTAAGCTTTCTTCCAATATTTTTACATGCTTTTCTCATTGATGTGCTGTTTTACTTCTTTCCAAAATAAAACTGCATTATGTACAGTTTTGTTGTTTAGATAATTATCCATATCTCTGTACTCAGCAATGATTTTATCTAGGGTATAATTAGCAATCTGCTTAAATCGGTAGTGGTCCATTTGAAAACCTAAAGTCTTCTTGATTTCCACTTCTATAGCTTCTGCTTGTTGTTTGGGACTCATGTTACAAATATAAGTTAGTTAAAGCTTTTCTGCCTTCTCTTCGAATCTATATTTTAACTCTTCTTTAAAAACCTCTTTGTAAAAATCAGAGAGTTGATATTGAGTCTTTAGTATAGCTTCTATGTGATCGAAGTCTAAGTCTTTAATAGGTTTGTAGACTAAGGGTTGTCTTCCGTCTATACCTCTAGTACCCCAATGAACAGCAGATCTTCTTGTTAAATGTGAGCCATCGTCATAGACGCTTAACTCTTCGTAAGTTCCTACATGTCTTCTAAGATAATCTGTTCCTCCATCTACCATAAGAACTTCTTTAGTAATAGTATCCTTATAAGTGTTATAATCATGACGATTATAAGAAGTAAGGATAGTACCATCTGGTGTTTTAATCCTGTTTAAAAGGATTTTGTTTTCCGTAGTCATAAGTTAGTATATAAGCTGGTTTAATTGTTGTTGTGATGCTTCCGTTGATGTCAACTGTTTCACTCCTACACTCAAAGGTTTTAAACTTGTAACCTGCTTTAATAAAGAAGTTAAGCGAAGTTAAGTTATTCGCTTTAACTCTTGTAATTACAGTTACAAAATCTTTTGTCTCTTCATAGATAGATTTAATAACATAATCTATGAGAAAACTTGCATAACCTTGTCTTTGATACTTCTCTGCTACATGAATAAAGTTAATACGATAGCATTCTTTTTTCTTTCTCATTAACATTACAGCTACTATATCTAGTCCGTCTTGGATAGCGTGTACTGTTAAATTAGGGTCGTTAAACGACTTGTCCGTAAATTGTACTCCAAAATGATCTGAAATAAACTGAAAATACTTAAGATCTTTTCTGTTGTAATAAGAAATTTGAGTTAGCATAAATAGTTTTAGTTTCGTGTTTATAGATAGCTCTTTTATAAAGCTCTCTGAAAGCAAATCTATTAATACCTAAGTGTCTTCCTGCTCTTTCATAGCTGTATCCTAAATCATCTCTTAAGATAAGGGCAGCATATTGTCTAGCAGTAAAACCTTTTAGGTCTAGTTTGAGAGGGGTGCTTTGATCGTTGGATGACATAAGTAGTTTTCTAAGATAATGTCGTTAACAGAACTGCAAAAGATTCCATCTCTAACCTGTACAGTAGGTAACGGATAAGGTGTTCTTGTAATCTGTTCTTGGGCTTGTTCAATATGATTGAGATAAAGATGAGTGTCGCCTAGGTTACCTATTAGTTGGTCAGGTATCATATTAACCTCATCAGCAATCATAGTTAATAATAAAGCATAAGAAGCGATATTAAAGGGAAGACCTAAGAATGCATCTACTGAACGCTGATTCCACATTAAAGAGATTGCTCTGGTTGGTATGTTAGCTTGAGTTAAAGCTGTATCAATAGTATTTTCTATTGCGTCTTCTAAGTTCACTTTTATGAATGGTACGTCTATTTTATTTTCAAACTTAGAGTTATAATTTTCTACTCTTTCTGCTCTACTCAACTCTCTTGTATAAACTTGAAATCCATAATGACAAGGAGGAAGTACCATATCTTCAAGAGCATCTACATTCCAAGCACTAACCATTAATCTTCTAGAGTCTGGATTGTGTTTAAGATTGTGGATTAGACTTTTAATCTGGTCAATTGAACCTCCTGCTAAGTCTGTTGAAGGCCATTTTCTCCACTGAGCACCATAAATAGGACCTAATTCACCGTATCTAGCAGCAAAGTTAGGGTTAGTCTTGATTTGTTCTGCAAACTCTTCTATGGTGTAAGCGTCTTTATTATTTGATCTTGCTTCACGATAAGATTTGTAAGCGTCTCCTGTCCAGATATTACATCCGTTATCTAAAAGGTATTTAATGTTAGTGTCACCTTTTAAAAACCACAGTAACTCAGTTACTATTGTCTTCCAGGGCATCTTCTTAGTAGTTAAGAGAGGAAATCCCTCACTCATCCTGTGCCTAATGGTGTAACCAAAGATTGACTTAGTACCTGTTCCTGTTCTATCTGACTTCTCTATTCCGTAATCTAAGATAGATTGGAGTAGAATTTGGTATTGTGTGTCTATGCTGTTCATCCTTTAAAATCTGAGTACTTAAGTCCCCACTGTACGTTAACCCACATCATCTCTTTCTCTGCTAATCCCTTATTCATTTTTAGTTTTTCTCTAAGATAAGCGACTCCCCACTTTCTCCACTCTTCTGCTTGTGCAGTAGTCATAGTCCAATCGGTAAACCAATCGTCTTTACGGTCTTTAATGTCATCAAATGTAACTTCATGACCTGCAATAATAAACATCTGATTGATGATGTCTATTACTGCTTGTTCTCTTTTTTGTTCTCTTGTTGTGCGTGCCATAGTTCGTATGTACTATTTGTAGTTTTAAACTTAATATAATCGTCTTCTTCTTTTAAGATTTCTGTGATAGAAGTTGTTAACCAAGCAAAGCTTATTCTATGTGGATTTAATATACAAGATAAGCCAATAGCAGGTTTATCATGTAATTTTCCAAAAGTACCATCTGGTTTCCATTCAATCCATCCAACTTTATCACCAAAGCTAAGTAAATTATCTCTTTCTCTAAGAAGTTTATACTTGTAGCCAATAACTTCTAAGACATTATCTTCTGTTAATGTCATAGGTATTTTGTCTTGTTTTATTTTGCTCATAAGTTTTCTATTTCTTTTAACATTTCTTTATGGTGCTCTATATGATGTCTGTTTTGCCAACTGTGGGCTTCTAGAGCTAATATAATTCTTTCAAGACTTAACTTAGCACACATTACAGCTTCCTTATACCGAGACTCACAACTGTTAATCCCAGTATAAAGGCTGCCATTGTTAGGTAATCTATAGTAAAAAGATAAAACGAAGTCTTGGGCTTCTGCTTTAGGACCTTGAGGTTCCATTTGTTTGCTAGTAGCTTCAAACTGTTCAGGAGATACTTCACTGAGTAGCTTTTCAATAAGGGGAGATATATATTCTTTAGTCATTGTTACTTCCGAATGTTTCGTTATAAAATTGCCCAAATGTTTTTATAATACCTTCTTCACGCAATACATAATCTTCGTATGCATAATACAATTTTATAGTTTCCTCCTTGTGCATTGCTTTGGCTTGTTCGATATGATAATATTGCTCTGCGCTTAATGCTTTTGGAAATAATTGTTCAACTAAATAATCTACTGCCGTTTGTTTATTGTTGCTCATTGTTGTGTTTCTTTAACCCAATAGAAATCTAGTAAGGTTCTCATAAAGAATCTCTTAATAAAGTTAGGTTTACTATAGGTAGCAAATGAAACACAGTATGCTCGACTTTTACTGCCTAAACAATACCATCCTACTGTTTTTTTTGGCTTGGGAAAGCTTGCAATTTTATCTTCTAATATCTCTCGTAATGAATCTTTGTTAATTGGTGTCATTGTTTTCTAAGTTTTCTAGTTGTTTTTTTAATCTTTCAATACTACCCCAGATAATACCTGCATTAGGATCTAGTTGCTTAATCTTAGCTACTAGCTCTTCTTGTGCACCTCTAGAGTAAAACCCTTGTTCTATGTCATCTGCTAAGTTTTGTAAGTGCATAGGAGCATATATAGAGATACGTAGGTCATAACTGTGCCACTTAGTCTTCCAATCTATAAAGGCAATACCTTTAGTTAGTTTTTTAAGTAAGTTATGCAAGGTCCAGTTACGAACTCTTACAATAGATTTATCACAACCAAACACATGTAAGAATCTAAGAAACCACCTGGGGCAGAATTTAGGCTTAGCTTCATGATCCATAGCAAGTACTAAAGGATAAAGAGCATTAAAATAATCACCTTCTTCATTCCATAGATGTGTTCCTAAGTAACCATACTTCTCAAATCCTTTGGGAAAGAAGATATAGCGGAAATCATCTAATTCAATGTTACGGGTGAATATCATACCCCTTTTTCTTCCTCTCCAGAAGAGAAAGAAATACTTAATATTCTCTAAGCGCTCTTCTAAGGTAGGAGGCTTATAAAATTTACTGTTTTTGTCTATTTTACCCATGTTTTCTTTTCTTTTTTTAAATTCTTTGCGTTGTTCAACTCTTTCTTTAAGTTTTGCAAGTGCATCAGACTGATAGATCTCTCCAAACTCGCCATTAAGAAATCTTTCTTTTATGTTAGTCATAGTTTTAAGATAAAAAAGCCCTCGATTAAGAGGGCTCTTGAAATTTTAAGTAGTTGTCTAGATATCCTTGTATGTTATCTCTTCCTACAGGATTCTGAGAGTGTACAAAGTACTTTGGTAGCTTAACTGCATTATTCATGCAGTATTCTATAAGCCATTTTGCACAATCTAACCCTGTTAACTCTGTGCCTAAGTCGTGATCAAGAGACATTCCATCAGGCATAGGATTTTCAGTTAGATAGTTTACAAATTCTCTGTAACCTTTTACCCAAGTAACTTTTACATTTTCACCAAAGATAACTGTAATCCAAACTCTGAATTGTGCTTGAGTAGGATTACGTAAGTCATCAAGCCAAAGAATTTCCTTTGTCACCGTTAGTAGTTCTTTTAGTGTTTGTTGACCTACGCTTAGCGTTGGCTGCCTTACGTTTTTTACGCTTAACGGCTTTTTGAATATCTTCCTCTACGTGGTCATAAGTAATATCACTATGTATAGGGTATCTTTCTTTTTTATCTGTACGATACAGTAAGTAAAGAATGATTATACCTATAGCCGAAGCTCCAAATAAGATTGCTAAGCCTGTGAATATGCTTTCCATTATTTCTGACTTAAGTCTATGGAACCTGTAATGAAGTTAAGTTGTTCTGTGAGATGCATCTCTCCATAAGCATTGTCTACTTCATACGTCTTAGCAATCTTTACTACCTTCTCTTCGATTTGTTTTTCTAGTGTTTCATCGTGAAGTTGAGACCAAGAGTCTCCGTTTTTAATACAAATCATTAAGATGTTAGCGTTGTGTTTGTCGATCTGATAGTTTACCCGATACATAATTAGTTTAGCTTTGTGTATTTTCTACTGATTTTTCTTTGTTCCCAAATTAGATGTAATTGCCACCTGTACCATTTGATTAAGTCTATACCTTTCTCGTTACAGTGGTCTATAAACTGAGGAGTCATCTTACCTTTAAGAGATACTACCTTTTCCATGGCTGTCGGACAATTGATCATCATCTGCAAATATACTACAAATAACATCGTTTGTTACTTCTTGTTCATTGATTTCGAACAAAGTAAATACACTTGGTTGATTTTTAAACTGTTCTAATTCAGCCTTAGCCGCAGCAAAGTCTGCTTCAATTAGAATGTCTAGCTCCCTAATGAGCTGTTTGCATGATTTTTCTTTGTTTGTCATATTGATTAGGTTTAAGTTAGGTGTGTGATTTTGTTTTGGTCGTAATTCTTTAAGTTATCTGATACCCACTCCGTTGTCCAATGGTACTTCGATTACTTGTACTCCGCAATGGTCTGCGTTATCCCATAAGGTTGAATCATCACAATTTAGAATCTCTAATAAATGCCTTGCTTCTTCTTCTGTTGTTTCTTTGGTGTTGTAGATGATGAGAGTTCTTTTTGTAGTAACGGGTGCCAAATTCATAAGATGTTTTTTTACCATTTCTTGTGCGGTATCTGGGTTATTCTCATAGTAATTTTTGATTGCCTCGGCAGTGTTTAGCAATTGATGTTGTGTAAATAGTTTCATTGCTTATCTCTTTGTATTTTATTACGCATCCATTTTGCACCTTCTATAAATCCTACTTCTAAATAATTCGCAAAATCAATAGGAAACATTTCTACACTGTTCTCATAAGATTGCTTTTGTTCTTGGTATTCATTGTTTGATTCTTTCTCTATCTCCTCATCAGTTGGTAGTTGAACTGAAGGAGCTGCTAGTATTAAAAAGTCAGCAGTCAATCCTGTATATTGGCTTTTTTCAATCATTTTTTTTACTTGTTCTTCTGTGTATAGTTTCATTTCTCACCTCCTCCGTAGGTTTGTTCGTAGTATTGTTCACCAGTTATTGGTAATGTACTTTCAGGATAATCAATTCCATGAACTGTTCCTTTGTTGTATGCAGTTTCAATTCTTTCCTTCTCCATTTCTTTGCATTGGTCTGCATAAGATTCTATCATTTCAAGATGTTCTTTACTCAGT